TATCCGTAATAAGCCCTTCGAGCGTTGTCTGCATTTGGGAGAAACTCGACTCTCTTAGAGCTTCCGCTTCGGCTCTCTCACTCTCTGCCGAGGTACGGCTGCTTTCAGCAGATTCCCGTTTTGCTTCTTCTGCCGTCAACGTGACACCGAGAGCCTCTATATCCGTGGCCGCCTTGTTTGCCTTTTCAGCCGCTTGATTGGCAACTTCCGCCGCCTCTGCCGCAGGACGTTGAAGCTCGGCGATTTGTTCGGGCGTAAAATCGTCGTAGGTAAAAGGGTCTCCCTTGTCTCCTTTTTCACCGGGCAAGGCAACCATTTCCTCCACCACGGCGGCATCGGGCACTACCACCTGCTCATGAACAATTATGCAATCACTATCTGCCATATCACTTGATGATTATATTAGTTTTGTAAACATCGCCATAGTCCCATTTGCCGTCATCGAAATCGGCATCCTCTATCCAGTAGTGCCTCTCGACCGAGAGCAAGCCATAGCGGAAAGTTCCGGAATTGAATATGCCGTACAGCACGCCGTCACGGAACACACAGTTTTTACGTGTCTTTCCGTCGTAGCTCACTTCGCAGCAACAACCGGCCTCGTCCTTGTAGATGAACTTAAACCTCTTCGTCTCGGCATCGATCGGGCTCCCGTTCTTGTCCTCAAAGCCAATGGTAAATTTAATATCCTCCCACGAGTATTTCTCTTCGTACTTTTTGTCACTCATCGCTGCCATCGGATAATGCGTTGAACATTTTTTCCACCAGAGCTTTCGTTTCCTCGACCGTGGAGGTCATGGAATAGACATTCATGTTAAAACTGCCTTGCCCGACAGTGACATGGCCTTTTTCCACACCGTTTTCCACAATTCGGTAATTGACCGCTTGCAGGGTTTCCACAGTCTCTTTTCCGTTGAACGAACGGCTGATGTTTTCGCTGATTTTTACTAACTCAATCATAATGTTTTGTATTTATGGTTAACTGATAATCCCGCTGTCGGGAATGTCGAATGTCACGTTTTTGGATAGTGAGTCGAGTTGGACGCCGGCCTCGCCCGACGAGGAGACCCCATACACGGAACAGGTCAGGTAATAGGTATGGGCTCCCGGTGGAAGGTCCGGATGTATCGTCCCCAAAGGGATATTCAAAATGAGAATCCCTGCTCCCTTGTATTCGTAATCATATATCGCGAGGAATCCGGACCCCGAAATGCGGAAGGTGTATTTCTCACCCACCGGAGGATTTCCGTTCGGAAAACTGATACGCACCTGAAAGTAACTCGAAAGAAAAGTGAAATCCACGATTTTAATCGGGGTATATGTGCTGTTTATCTCGGCTGTCATGGCTATCGATGTGGGTATGGGGAAATAATCCGCCACGGTGATCTGTTTGTCGACCCCTGTCCAGTATTCGAACGACTTCTTATCGATAAGGAACAATGTCACCTTCAAATTCGTCCCTATCGAATCCTCCCCCGGAAATGTGTCGCTCTGTCCGACAGGAAGTATCGGCGGAGTAGTACCGTCACTGAAAAACTTGACCTTGAAAGCGGAGTACCACACATTGCCCACCCGCAAGGTGGTTACGGTATTTGTCGAGGTATTTGTCAGCAATCGGGCAAAACTGCTTCCATTTCCATCGGTTGCCAAAATAGCCGGGTAATAATCGCCGATACTCTTGTCGGAGGCCAGCGACAGCCACGATTCGACGGGTACACCGGTAGGATTCACCGAAGTATCGTAATAGTTAATATCGACAAAAAGATACGGCACGTCCGCACTGATTTCGTCAATTTTACTTCCGGTAAGATTAGGTTCCGCATTGTGGTCGTAGCCGTCGAAATCGCTCAGGCGGCAAAAATCCGTCCCCGAGTGAGGATAGGCGACATAATCGAAAGAGGTATCATGGATAGCGACGATATTCGTGCCGTGCGGTATCGTAGCTTTCAAGCCATAGCGTATGCCTTGATTCTTATCCGTTTCGCTTCCTTCCCATTGATTGATGTATGTAGTGACCCCGCCGGATTGCTGGGGATAGTTTTCGGAAAGCGGTGCAGCCTGCGGATAGCGCACCGGTTTATGCCGGCTCCACTTGTTGATACGTCCCGGACGGCCACCCTGCAACAGGGGTCGTTCGAGGGCAACGATGTCGGCCACGTCCCATACCCCGTTCTTCGGATAAATTCCAAGTAGGTTATAGGGGTCGGTTATCGCTACCGGAGCTGCTATCTTGTTTTTATCGATGGCCATAGGCTCACTTTCCTCCTTTCCCTTTTAATTCGGACAATTCTTTTTTCAATCGTTCTATATCTCCCATAAGGGCTTTAACCAGACGGGCGGTCTCCTGCGTTGCCCCGGCGATGGTGTTGATATAGTCGGGCGACAGGTAGTTCAGAGCCCCGTAACCGTCCTCCGTTTCGTAGGCCATCGATGGCAATACCTCTTTCACCTTTTGATAGATCAGCCCCGTATGGGCTTCCCCGTCCACGCCGCCCTTGTTACGCTTCCGTGCTTTTTCGGTGTATAGAAAATCGCATACCCTGCCCATCGCCAAGAGCCTGTCGGTATAACTTCGGGTGTAATCGAAATCTCGCTTCAAACGTTTGTCCGAAGTCGTTAGAGCGGTGACCGAGCCTTGTGCCGAGATATTGCCTTGCGACGATATATCCCCTCCGGCCGTGATGTTACCGTCCGACGTGACACTCTCCTTTGACCTTATGTTATTTGTCGCCACAATCCTTCCGGCGGAAATGGATACAGACTTACTACCGGTCGAAAGGTTTATACTCGTAGCCCTGATTACATTCGCTCCATCGATGTCTCCATCCATCGTTATATCCCGAACTCCCGACAGACTTCCGGACACATCGTTCGTTCCGTCAAATGGATTTCCCCAAAACAGGCGATAGTTCTTGAGCCTGTCAGCTGCGATGGAATCGTTATCCGTCAAGGCGACAGACGGGGTAACCACGGTCAGCTTGCTTACACCGACTGTCGGCATGGGAGACAACGATATGCTCTCCACACAGTTCTCGCAAGTCCCGTTCAATGCCCCGTATGTGTTATAGACGAATATGGAGCAGGTCTGGTAATCCGTCTTGGCCGAAACCCAAAAACACACGTGTCCCCCGTACAAGAACACCTTCACGTCACCCAAATCGTCACCGAAATGCGTACCGGCCGTAGCCGTAAACTCGACATCGTTCGGGGCATAATTGTACGCCTGTACGATCGTATTGATAATTCGTCGGCTATAATATCCATTTCCAATCAAATGCAACGTCAACATAGCCGCCTCGGCCTCCTCGACTTTCGTGCGAATCAGCCACCCGTTTCCGGTGGCTGTCTCATACATGCCGCCCCTTTTATACAGGAAAGCCCCGTTGTCAAGCCCGTTCAACTTTTTCGCATTGTCCGATTCGACCGCACGTCCGACTGTCAGCCCCGTATATGTACCGCTCACGTTGTTTATCTCCGAGAGCGAATAAGTAGGCTTGTTCGGCTGCCGCACCCAATCGTACAGGGTGATGCCTTTGGTGACAACGATACCGAGGGCTGTCTTGCTGACGGCCGTCACCACATTGCCTGTACCTATCGTAGATGCGCCGGCGTTGGCGAGTTTCCAAATCTCGTTAATCGTATAGGCATTGAAGGTCTCCGTCATCGTGGTGTTGTCGAACGCCCCACCCAGATCGTCGAACCCATGAACGAGCTTGATGAGCCCTCCTTCGCCACCGCCACCCCCTTCTCCACGCCATACACCAAGAGCGGATATTCCACCCTGTGAATACACATTAAATTTCGAGTATATCGTATTTTCCAACTCTGTGTCGAATTTCCACATATCGTTAATACGGGCAAATCCTTCCTGCATTTGTTTTACAGTCCGTTGATACGATTGTTGCAGGGAAGCCGTCATATCATTGATGGCAGAAATTAAGTCGATATTCTTATTGGCAGATGCAACCTCTTCTTTCAGTTCTTGCGTATTCCCTTTTATTAGGTTGTTCCCGATGGTAATAGTCTGTTCGCAAGGATAGTCGAGTTTGGTTGTAAGGCTTATAACACGAGTAACATATGAATATCCTGCGTTTATGTATTCGACTTTTCTTCCTATGGATAAATCAGGATTGTTTTCATCGAACACCACAGGATTAGATGAAAACTGGTAATTATTTTGGTCGGAAGAAAGCCGTTCTATTTCTTCGTTCATAGCCGTTTCTAGACGTATGTACGCCGAATCTGTATATTCTTCCGGCATTTTGACGTTGAATAGGATAATATCGTCATTTTCCGACGGTATAAGTCCCGTAATAGCAGGGATAATATAGTTACCTTCTTCCTCTTTATATTTAATCTCGAAATCTCCTTTTTTGACTTCGAAGCTTATGCCGTCATCACTCGTTATTGTTTTACTCTCATCGTGGTATATAAGCTCAAATTCCATACCTTGCAAAGCCCCCGATTGGAAATGTACCGAAGGTTCCTTATTTGGTATACGCATACCATTCGGATTTTTTTCTTCGTCATAAGGGGAATTGTCGAAGTTAAATTCCGGTATTTGAAAATACCATATCGCATATTGGTCGTATATAGGGTCTCCATTTTCATCTGTGCCTATCTGTATTTTATCATTCGTTTCCGAGTCTATACGCCACATAAGGCGGAATCTGACATCTGATATGGAGAGTTCCGATGAAGGGTATATATCATCGAACAGGAGGATTTTGCTAAATATCTCTCCCTGTTGAAGGTTTGGCCTTATATCTTTATATCCGTTCGGATATTTTTTAGGGTCAAGAGTCAGCCGTTTGTTGACCAAATTGTTGACATTAGCACCTTTGTATTCCTGTACGATGTTTCGAGTTGACCCGAATGCGTAAAATCGGGTATAATACCCATCTTTTCCCTCTGTGACCGAAGGTGTATTGATGTTTTCACCAACTTCGAGAGAAACAACAGCTCCATGTTCGGATTTCGACAGATGAATAATCATGGAATCTTTCTCAACCCACCATTCTGTATCAAACGCAGATGCTATACTGTTCAAGGAAGACAATATGTCGATTGATTGGAAAGATAAAGAAGTGGAAGCGTTAAGAGAAGAATCGACGGCGTAAGTCCATGTATCCCCGGTTTCGTTCTCGATAGCCTTACAAATAACACTCATGAAATTGGCCGGGTTATCGGTAAGAGACCAATCCGGCTCCCGATTAGTTATCTCGTTATTCTCATCATAAGAATACATGAAAAAAGGCACTTTACCCCATGATATAAATTTCGAATGAAATTGTGGTTTGTATTGAAATTCGACCTCGTTCTTTTGTTCTGGATTATATGGATCCAAAAGAGAATATTTCTCACCATCGAGTATGATATAAGCCCCTACCGGAATCTCTTCATTTTGGTCCGAGTTCCACGACAATTCTACATAATCGGATTTCATCAATTCTTCTACATGAACACATTCTTCTGTTATAGGAACTGATAAAATAGTATCTCCTTGTATGTTTTTAATGTCTATCATGATGGTTTCGTATATCTTCATACGATTTCAGTCAAAGATAATAAAAGTGTATGAAAAACATGCTCTTTTTTATGAATTTCTATCTGCTGGATTATATTCGACAAGTTTTAGAGAAAATCGTGCTATTCCTCTCATGAATTGCGTAAATTGATTGCATGAAATATAGATTGTTTTGTAAGTAATATTTGGTTGATACTTTGTTTTTATATTTATTATGCCTGTTGCCAATTCTTCACAAAAGCTGTTGTATCTTGAAAAGAATTCTTCTTCCGTTTTTGCCGTCAGGTTAAAAGTTAAAGTGATATTTCGTTCATCGATTTTAGGATTAGAGGACAGGACTCGTTTGCCATTTTCTAATCGAGACTTGTTTTCGATGAACTCTTTTAAAGGTGACGGTGTCATTAAGTAGGAAAGAGATGATGTATCCATACTTATACCCCAAGTTGTATAGCAGTCTTTCCCATTTATGTAAAACTCTCCCGATGCCATTTTATTTAAGTATAACTGAAGTTTTGTCTTTATTGATTTCTACATGACAATTTCGTATGTTTATAAGTCTAATAACTGCGTAATTACGGGCAACTATTATAGCTCTGGCTCCATGCATGAGTATAACTTTGTGAACTCTAGTATTATCGTCAAATACTAGTTCCGCATTGGTATTGCCTATTAAAGCAATATTGGTATCATTACTTCTTTTTACATTTTTAGTGTCAACAAACACGCAATAATTAGCAATATCATTACTCATCTCACGGAACGTTTCAATAGGAGGGAAGTTGTTCTTCTCACAAAACTCTATGCCTTGTGGTGTAAAGAACAACCATACTAGAGTTTTCCAGTCACTAACACCATAAGACTTATCGCAAGCTCCTTTTTGTAAAGCAGCCATCATTATTTCTTTTACTGTATTCATATCTATAAATCTTTAGTATTCCTATTGACTTGTGCTATATCGGATTTTATATCAATTAATAATTTCGTATATTTTGCAATGTCTTCTAAGTAGCTATTCGTAATCACATGTTGATTAAGAATGTTATTTAGTATAGAATTGCTATTAGTTGATACAGATAAAAGAGAATTTAGAGAGATTACGGCTGAAATCATTTGATTTTTGATTTCTTCACCAGAAAGCTGCAACGCTGTAAACCGGCCGTTTAATTCCGTTGCTGTATCTTGTGACATGGTTTCAAAACCTCCGGCTGTCGACTTTTGTTCGGTGGTAGAACTTTCTCCCATGAGACTATCAGCCCAACCGAATTGAGCATCTATTTCTTGTTGAAGCTGTTCAGCCATGTTGTTAATGTAATCTTGTTCCCATTGAGAAAGCACGTTGTCGGCATAAAATTGTTGCAACTTAGTGCGTATTTCCTCCATTTTATTTGAGGATTTAATTGCTGCCTTAATGCTCTCTGTTACCATTTGTTGCATCATCTGCTTTACAACATCTTTTGCAGATTTAGCCCTATTCTCGCCAGAAGCCCATGCATCTGCATAAGCTTCTGCAAAGTTGTCAATAGCACTTTTTAGGTCTTCACCAAATATGACATCAATAGCTTTTTCTTTGTTATCAGAAATGAGATTGTTTATTTCGTCAATTTGATTTTCCCATTCTTTTATTCTGTCGCTATCTGTATTCTTTTTATCTTGTTCTTCTTTAATTTGATTTTGAATAAGTACTTTTTGTTGTTCTAGCAATTTATTTTGGTCTTCAATCAAGCTGGAAGCACTCTTTCCGTAAGCAGTTTCAATGGACTTGCCTAACTTTTCATACGAACGGTCAAGTGTATCTACCTGATCTTGTAATTTCTGAATCCGTTTTTCATTTTTTGCGTCGTGGATTTTTGCGATAGAGGAAGCAAGAGAGGAGACAAGACCGATGGCAGCACCAGCAGCAGAACCTATCGGTCCAAATATAGCACCTGCCTCTGCTCCTTGCATAGCTGAATTGAGGCCGTCCATAGCCACATTGATACCTTCGGCAATGCCTGACAGTGTATCAGATCCGAAAGCCTCTCCGAGATTTGAAAATGTGTCGGAAAGGAATTGGGCCACACTTAATACCTCACTCAATCCACTTCTTATTTCTTCAAGTCCATCTTGCAATTTTTTTGTGTTTGAACCGGCATCGAATACTTTTTTAAGACCATTAGCTAGTTTGTTAAACCCCGTTTCAGATTGATCTGCGGAATTACGGACATTATCTATACCTTTTCTAATTCGTTCTAATTCTTCGGGAGATTTACGCAATGTGTCGAAGCTCTCTTTTGTCATACCAAATTCAAGACCTTTGTTTTCGTCCCATTCGCCTGATTGCAAGAATTGGAATGCCCGTTCAGCGTCATTAGCAATGAGACGCATGTCTGCAACTGTGTGTTGACGCATATCGTCAAACAATTTACTTATGGCAGACGTAGATTTATTCGCCTCTATATCCAAATCAGAGAGTGACTTTTTTGTTTCTTCGTCAATAGCCTTCTGTTCCCATTCGTTTTTGCCTACCTTACGAGCTTCGCCTTGCGCAATAATAGCATTACGCTTTTCATAATAGTTTCCGTAAGCGGCAAGATAATCGTTCATTGCGTTAATTTCATCATCGAGAATTTCTTTGGTCTGTTTATTCTTATTCTTTTCATTTAACCTATTTGCGGTATCAATATCTTCCTGTTGTTCAGTTGTTAGTCCATTCTCATTAAGCTTGGAGGGTTCAATCTTAGCTACTTTGTTTAACTCGGCCAGCTCTTTCTCTTTCTTTTTAATTTCTTTTTTCTGTTCTTCATAATAGTAGTTAATATGCTTCAATTTCTTATCTTTACCTTCTTCCCAGAGGGAGATTTCTTTCTCTTGATTTTTTTTACGAAGCTCAAGAAGTTCATCAACAAGTTTCTGCTCGGCCTCTTTTTGCTCTTTTGCTTGCTTATCTTCAGCCGCTTTATCAGATTTGGTTTTAGGCAACTTTGCACGGAGTGCGTCAATTCGTGATTGTAACGCATTATATTCCTTGCTTCCACTTACAGTTTCTCCCTGCTCTTTCTCTAATTTTGAGATTTGTGTTTTGACTTCATTGATTACCCTCAAATCTTTCTCACGTTCAAGTATAGTGTCTTGAAGCGACTTGATATAAGCCTCTTGTTGATCCACTGCTTCTTTCGTGCCGCTGCCGTCTGCAAGGGCCTTTTTTAATGAGGCAAGTGAGGTTTCAGCCTTCTTGATTTCTTCTTCAAGTTGGGAGATGGATTTACCTTCGGTGGAAAATGGCTCATTTGCTGCCTGTTGAGAGGTATTTATACTTGTAACGCCAAACTTTTCACGCGCTTTTTCATCTAAATCCTCTGTTATTTTTTGCGCTTCTCGGATATTGGAGATATATGTATCAATACGTGAATCCGCAAAAATCGTACCTTTGTCTTGTATTTCATTTAGTTTGTCTTGGATCTCAGCATCCAAATCTCTTTGTTCCAATATGGCATGGTAGATTTGTGAATAGAGTTTCGCACCTTCTTTATCTCCTAACTCGCTATATAGGCGGTCTTGTATCTTTCCGAGATTATCGGACATTATGTTGTCCAACCAATCTTCCTGCTGCGACTTGAATTGCTGGTATTGTCTTGCCCCGTAAGAATGCGTGATTGCATCTGTGAGTTTTTTATATGCTTCTTCCGTGAGTCCAACTTTATTGATTTCTTCTTCTAGACCTTCATAATACTTGCTATACCCTGCAACAATTTTTTCTTTGACGGTATTATATTCATTTGTACCTTCTTTTAATGCAGATAATTCTCCCTTGAGCTTAGCAAGTTCCCTTTGCTCAGATAAGGATGCTTTCTCAGATTCTTTTTCCGCAGCATTCAGCCTTTCCTGTGCCTTTTCTGCTTCTGTTTGATATGTAACTAATTTATAAATACCTAAACCTAGTGCTGCTATTGCCGCTGCTACTGCAACATATGGATTTTTTGCCATTGCTACATTTAGAGCATCCGTTTTCGTTTTCAGAACGGTAATAATAGCTTGCATCTTTGTCAATCCTGCCATGTGAGCAAGAGTGGCTTGATAGCGCAAATTCTCAATGGCGGAAATAGTAATGAGCGCAGTTCTGTATGCTCCGTATGTACCGACCAATTCAATTAGTATTTTTCCTACTTTTTCATAGTTTTCTATCAAATAAGAGACGCTGGATAATGCATCATTGATAATACCTTCATTCGCTTTGCCGATGTCGTTCAACATCATCGAGAAACTATCTCCTATGTTAGAAATCTGTCCGGTAATGGTTTTGCTTTGTTCTTGCATTAAGTTAAAGAACATACCACCCTCGTTGGTAAGGTTCTGTATGACTTTCTGAACCTCTGGGAACCCTATCATACCAGCTTCTACCATTCCTTTGATTTCACTTTCAGCTACTCCAAATTCTTTGGCAAGTTCTTTTATCATTGGAATACCTCGTCCAGTGAATTGGTTTAGGTCCTGTGTATAAAGTCGACCTTGTGTCATAGTTGTACCATAGAGATATACTAAGTCGCCCAAAGGTTGTGAAAGTCCGGCTGCAATGTTCCCTAATCGTATAAGAGTCTCGTTAACATCTTCGGCAGAAGTACCGTAAGCCAGTAATTGACGAGCTCCATTGGCAACACCTTGTAGATCGAATGGAGTTTTGGCGGCTGTTTCTGTGAGCTGAGCCATAAGGACGTTTGCCTTTTCACTACTTCCAAGCATAGTGGTAAAGGCGACCTCTAATTGTTGAAATTCACCTCTTACTTGTATAATATTTTGGATAAGTTCTTTTGCTGTAAAGCCAGCCCCAAAAGCTGCAGCTGCTTTCGTCATTTTGTTGAACATATCTTCTATGCCCAATCCATTTTTTTCTATTTCCTTAGAAGTATTGGTTACTCCGGTTTCTACTTCTCGCAGTTTACGAAGAAAATTAGAATTGTCGCCTGTTATATCAAAATGAAGTCCGGCCATGAGTCTTTTCGATTAAAGGGGGTAGATGTAACATCACATCATTTGCAAATATACAAAAGTGTATGAAATTCATATACTTTTGATAAAATAGAATAGAGTTAATAAAGTTTAACTAATGTGTGAGTATAAATATTTTAATAAATGATTATTGTATTATACTTTTGACGAAACAATCTTAACAGCATAAGATATGGATTTCAAAGATACAATTCAACAGATTGTAGAGAAAATTGCTAAACAGAAGGATAGCATAGCAACGGAAGAAGCGACAAAAACCTCTTTTGTAATGCCTGTGATAGCAGCATTGGGATATGATGTATTCAATCCCTTTGAGGTTGTACCGGAAATGGATTGTGACTTAGTTAAGAGGAAAGGCGAAAAAATAGACTATGCCATAATGAAGGACGAAAATCCTATACTACTTATAGAATGCAAGCATTGTAAACAAAACTTGAATTTACATGACACTCAGTTACAAAGATATTTTGTCGCTTCAAAGGCTAGGTTTGGGGTCTTGACGAATGGAATAGAATATCGCTTTTATACAGATTTAGAGAAGGTGAACATAATGGACGAAAAGCCGTTCCTTGTGGTGAATATGCTTGATTTATCGGACAACGATATTGAGCAACTAAAAAAGTTTCATAAGTCTTATTATAATGAGCAAGATATATTGAGTACGGCACAAGAGTTACAAATCACGATACAAGTAAAAGAAATGCTTAATCGTAATTTCCAAATGCCGGACGATGAATTTACACGTTATTTTGTCCGTAATCTTAATGATGGGAAATATACGGCAAAACTTGTGGACCAATATAGACCGATTGTTAAGAAATCCATTGCTTCGGTGATTAACGATATTATATCCGACCGTTTGAATGTGGCTATGAAGAATGAGAATAAGGAGGAAAAGCAAATGCCACAGGAGGTTGAGAATGGAAATCAACAGTCGGACGAAATAAACGAAGAAAAACTTCCCGATGGTGTAGTATTTCAAGACCGAGAAAAAGGTATAGTTACTACACAAGAGGAGATAGATGCCTATAACATTGTGCGCAGTATATTGAGGCAGTATGTAGATGTATCTCGTATTCAATATAACGACTACAAGACTTATTTTTCCGTGAACATAGATGGTAGTACATGGTGGTGGATTTGCCGCATTTATATAGGGAAACGGAGTAAAAAAATATGCTTGCCAAAGGATAACTACAAGACGAATGAATGGATTGACATTGAGACTATCGATGATATTTTTAATTATGCCGATGGTCTTAAAGAGGGTCTGGATTTGGCGAAAAAATGTGCTGATAAATAATATTTTCAAGATGGTAAATAAGTATTAATTATGAAGCGTATATTCTACATCTTAATATTTACATGTATTTATTCATTCCATTCTTGTACAGATAAATATCCTACTGATTATACCAAAGACCTACCGTTCGGACTCGAATATAACATGACGGAACACGAGGCTCATACTATTGTCGATTCGCTTGCAAGAGCTGGGATTGTTGAACTATACTGTGAAGAGAGAAACGGGTTCTCGTATAAGTTTTTACATGATGATGAAGAAATAGCATTGTCCGCTTCATTGAGATTCTACAATGATTCGTTGTATGAAGTCGATGTAAGGCGGAATGGAATTGGCAAACAAGGAGATGGGAAAAAACATTATTTGGCTGCTATTGACTTCTTCAAATCTCAAAAAATAAACCTTGCTTCGTATAAGAAAGAACACGATGGCATATCAGGGAAATACGAATTTGACTACAAGAAATATCCGTATGAAATTTCACTATACGCCACCGACTATAGCTTATATGGATTAATCATGGTCTTCTCAAACACCAAAATAACAGATCTGTTATACAAGAAAGAGCTGCAATTTCGCCGAGAGGTACGAATGGACGGAGAATCATTTTGCGAGTCCATAATGGGTTTGTCCGTTGGAATATACAAAGCAACAATAACAGATGCAGGATTTTTAGTCATAGGGGTACGACCAATAAACAATCCCAATTTTGATTATTTTGCTCAGTCTTACCTTGAACAAGCATTAAATGCAGGTATTCAAATAAAAGGCTGTTTCGTAGTAGATATAGATAAATCGACTTGGTTAAACGGAGCGGTAAAGGGGGAAAGAATAGGTAAAGCTTATAGATGAGTAAGAACAAGTAAGTCTTGACTATTACTTTTAATCCCACTTCATGCCTTTTATTTTATCTATATTTTTAGGATCGTCCCCGTTTATAAATGTTCGGTCCGTAGATATATGATATTTTTTTATCTCGTCGTCAGTAAGGTATATAGATGTTATGTAATCATTAAGTAACATATGCAGGTTGGCATAACTAATACCCCATACAACATAGTCCATAGTCCAGCCATAGCGTTCGCAGGCTATATCTATCAAAGTACCATAAATACTTTTACCTCCAAAGGTTATAGTGTTACACTTCTTTTTCTTGATTCTTGATATTTTTTCTTGTTCTTTTTTCTCAATATCAATCTTAAAGTGTTGAATAAACTGGTCAATGTTATCCTTTGATAACACTATTATGAATAGTTGAGCAAGTTCTTCATTCGATAGGTTGTCTTCAAATAGCTTTCGTCTTTCATTTATTAGGTGGCTATTGAATAATTCTTCCTTTTTATCGAATGTATGGTAAGACAATATTTTGCATATAATATCTCTTTTGGAATCGCATAATCGTAATGCTTCCATATATGGATTTAGAGAAAGGAAGTCTTTATTTATTTCTAAATTTTCGGTAAGACGTGATAAAAGGTATATTTTACCCAATGTGGCAGGGTATAAGTAGAATTGCATTTCTCCTATATGGAACTCATAAGGTCTTTCCATGATAGTATCTGCAATATCCATTTCTATTATTTTCCCTTCTTTGTCCATGCAAAATAAATTATACTGAGCGCAACTGTGGGGTCGAACCACAACTTTATACATGGAGTGTATATGTGCTACCGTTACACTAGATACGCAGAACACGTGGGTACGAAGCCCCCACGTTTGGCTCTATCTACAACCTATTGAATTATCCACCAACACTTGGATTAGGAGCTACTTCGAATTTATCACCGTCTCCAGACTCATCTTCAGGATCGCATTCAATTTTACTGATGTTTCCACCGGATTCCGTCACGATGATTTTACCCCACTGAATTTGTTTTTTATCGGCGGCTGCTTTCAAAGCATCAAAAGTGTATGCCCAAACACCACCGTCAGCAGAAGTAAAGGTGTCTTCGACGGAAACTGTTGTTTTCTCCATACAGAAGCCTTGAACTTCTGTGTCTTCCGGTTGAACAACAACGGCATAATTGTGTGCAACAACACCATCGCTATCACTTACAGGACGCTTACGTCCTTTTGCGGCACGAATGTTCAATGCCAAAGCATAGGTATTCTTTCCATACTTTACATCCTCATTTTCGCCTCCTTCGATTTTTGCTTCTTGTTTATCTCCTTTTGTTGTTGTCAACTGTGTAGAATCTTCCACAGGGGTAGGTAATTCCTCCCATTTAGGAGCAGAAGCATCCAAATCTTTTATAAATACACGGGGCTTACCCCATCCTATTACTGCCATGATATACCTAATTTATATTAAAAATTTATTCGTTATTTATCTCTATGTACAGTTTGTTATTAATGAAATGCTCTGTATGTCCGTCTTCAAATGAAACTCCTGTTGAATCAGTTTTTTGACTGCATTGTGATGGAACCGTATGATATTCGTCTTTTCGTATAGCGAATAAAAACTTCGATAGTTCGCATAATTCACAAATTCGGATTGAATCTTTTTCCCATGTTTTGGTTTCAGAGTTCCATAAGTCTTTGACATATATATTGACATTCACATAGGCTCGTTGTATTTGCCCGCAACCTTCATTTGCAAGAACAGATATGACTATATCTTCTTTATCAGATTTGTTGGGCCTTCCTCTGTCACTCAATTTACCGGAGACATTACGTTCGAGTTCTGTACCTTTAATTTTGTGATAAACGAACTTAGCTATTTCAATATCGGATTTCATTATTTCGCAATCTGTCTTTTAAGTTTTTCAAGCATCAATGGAACTTGTTCTCTTGCCCAAAGTTCGGTTGATGCAAGTACGTCTTTATTATCCATCGCTTCTACAAATTCAGCATAGTTCATTCCGGCGACTACGATAAGTACATAGTTATTAGAATATCTTTTAGCAAGTTCTTTCGCTAAGTCTTTACCTGTTTTTACACCTTCTGAACCTTGCTTCACTTGGTTGAAAGTTGAGTATTGAATAATGTTCTTATTATGAGCAATCACATATCCAACCGAACTACGCAAGTTGCCTGTTTGGTCGTACCAACTTTTATCACCTGCTCTATCACGAATTTTTGTAACGCATTGTTCGCCAAGTTTGGATAAAGCACGAATAGTAAGACGCTCGACACGCTCTGTTTCTCTCATGAGCATGTCATGCACTTCGCTTAGCTTGGTGGTCATTCTTATACCCATAGTTTACATTGTTTCTGGTAGCGATGGAAACCTTTCACACTAAACTTCCTTTCAATTCCTTCAAGCAGATGTATCTTAATCCTGTCACCGATCATGAATGTTCGACAATTTGCACGTAGATAAACTGTATATGAATAGCTTCTTACAATACCATCGTCAAACTCTTTTTCAGAGGCTTTACCAGCAGGAACTGCGTCGCATTCAATACAGCCTTCCCAGTTAGTTTCTCCTTCATGATAATCACCATTGCTATCCTCGTAACCATCTTTTGATACGAGGTACTGCAATCTGTGTGGATATAGTCTTATTACTGACATATTACAAAAGGCAGTCACCTATATATACCATTGGCTTTGCCTCCAACTCTACCGAAGGTTCACCAATGGCATTATAGATTGAGTTAACACGTAACAGAATACGTTCTTTGTCTTTATCTGATAAAGAACCGAAAGACTTGTCTGCTTCAGAAAAATTGATAGCCTGAACTAAAGACCAAAGACAGTCAGCCAAAGCTCCCATATACTCCTTTGAGTTCATTGTATCTGAATCGCAATCACCAACTGGATTGAGTTTGCGTTTTATCATCACATTCTCTACAAAACCTTCTGGGATAGGGTAATGTATTTCGTCTATAAGAGCTTGCTGAATTGTCTTCATGGCTTAACTATCTCCATTTGTTGTTTTATATGATTCAACAGCTTTTTTGAGCTTAGCTTCATCGGCATCATTCAATTTGTTTACAGCAGCAATTAACTTATCGTCTGAAATAGTCGTCGATAAGTTTTTACCGGTTATTTTATTGAACTCTGCGACGAAGTTTGCTTTTATGTAAGCTTGTCCCCAAATGGTGATGTTCTTATCGGTAGAATCTTTTCCCTCTTCGGTAGTGTCAATCGTTTGAGCCTCTGAGATGTCAAGAGAGTAGATTTGGTCTACGTTTTCAATAACAGGGAGAACTAATGCTTGACCACTTGTAAATTCCTGCAAAGGATCATTTTTAGAATACTTGCTGATAAGTTTGTATTCATCTACCGTGGAATAAATTACTCCTGCTACGGGATTAGTAACTTCTGCAAGTGTGCCCCAAACCAATGCGCCAACTTCTTGTGTAGTAAGGAATATTAGTTTGTTCGCATTCCACGGTTTGTACGGAATGCGTTTACCATTTTTCTCAGAAATGACTGTACGGTCAATCTTTAAGAATGTAATTCCGTTGTTGTCATCGGCAAATGCTTCGTCAAACAATGTAGCAGTAGGAACAGGTAACTTAGTGTTGCTGTCGAATGTCTGACCTCGATAGTTGGCAACCAATTCTTTTGCCCATTGTTCTTGTCTCATTTTATTGTAAGTCGATAACGAGATTGCTATCGTTGTAATTGAGTTTCCATCTGCGTCAGCTTTTGCAATAACACGCTTTATGTCATCAGAGGAAATAGTTCCAGCTGTTTCTACACCAAAGCTATTTTGCGGTAAATAGTTGAAATTTATGCGCAATCCAGTTCCTGTATTGTTTTCATCTTCAACGATTACAACTCCATCAGATAAAGCAGTTAAAAAGTTTGCTTCGTTCTTTTCATCGATACCAACAGAGCAAGCTACCGCATCGTTGGTTAGCTTGTTAGCTATATTAGTGAACGCAGCTCCTTGAGCTTTCATGATGTTGATTGTGTTGATCTGAGTCTCACGAAGAATTTTTTTCATTCCGACCTTTGGCAATGTACCATTTGCGTGAGCAATGGAGTCTCTCATCTTGGGAGGGAGAGGTGAGTCCATTGCTACCATGTCGGCCGCAACATAAGTTGTGTTAACTGATGCACTTTCCCACTTTTGGTCTGCGGAATATTCTTTGCGAAGCATTGTCTTGTGAAGATATGTAAGCTGATTGCCTCGCTTACCATTGATTCTCTCGATGATGGTTTGAAGTTTCGGGAAAATCTTTCTGATGTATTCAATAAATAGTGATTCTTTCATTTTTTACCTCCTTTCTACATTAATCGTGTAAGAATACAAGAGTTGGCAATGCCGTTTTCATAGCCGCTTTTATGTCGTCTATGGGGTATGGACTCGCCAAATCATTGACTTCGCCACTATACATAATACCAACCAATGGTTCACTAGTTGGTTTTGTACATACAACTACTCCTACATATTCATGAGAACTGGGAAGTGAGTCGTATCCATCGCCAGATGATTTTACGGGCATAGGTTTGTACGTGTCTGTTGACGGATCACGAATAACAACGTGCCCGGCTTTAATAACCGGAAGGTTATAATTTGATACGTCAAGAGTACGACCTCCGATAATGCCAGCTACATAATGCCGGATTACGACAGAATCCATTCCGGCATTGAGAACTTCCATTTCGCTTGATAAATTTGCTGTTGCACCCATTGTTACAATTTCTTTTTTGACTTAGAAAGTGTTGACTAAATCTTCAACTTCTTTGTCGGTTAATACTTCGTCTTGTTTACCCGAACCTTTACTTCCGGCAGCAGGAGGGGTTGCCAATGTTGCCAAACCTGCATCTGCACGCTCTTGATTGTAATTCTTCAGGTCTTCCTCAACATCTGAATAGAACTCCTCGAAATCGTCGTCACTTTCAAAGTTCATCTTAGAGAAGCTTTTCAAGGTACGTGAACCGAATGTTCCAGTGTCTTTCAGCAGGGCTTCAAGTTTGGCTTTACGCAAGTTAGAAACTTTTTCACCTTCCAATGCTGCAAAACGGGCTTCCTGTTGCTCTCTGAAAGACTTAAACCATGCGGGTTCTTCTTCTTGTTCATTTCCTTTGTTGTTGGGATTTTTCTTGTTTGAACCAGCTGGACGAGAGCCGCCTTTTGACGTGTCATCGTCAACGTCGTCATCATCATCTTCTTCTGATTCGGGGTGTTTTTTCTTCCATTCGTCAAGCAAACGGTTGGCTTGCGACTGGCCGAAAGTGAGGTAAGGGAGAACCGCTTCTATCTGCTCGTCGATTTCTGCGTTTACATCCTCTTCTGAGGCATCTTCTGCGGATTTCAGGTTATCGGCAATTTTGGCGGCGATACCCTTCAATTCCTTTGCGTTGAACCCTAACGCCTTCGCTTTAAGTTTCAACCTTACGAAAACTTGCTGTTGTCTGTTCATTTCATTTAGGTTTAAACAAAAAAAATAGTCTGCGTAGCAATGTAGCCAGCAGACTATTCGCATCTTCTTTCAGATGTGCCTCCGCCTAAACGGACAAACAGGTGTTTACGACAAGTCGGGTGGCGTACATCTTCATACGCTTTTTGCAAATATACAGTAAAGTATATGAATTTCATACACTTTTCAATAAAATATTGATCGAGTTTTATTTTTTTAAGAAAAGAGGATAATAAAGAATAAGACAAAGCAAGACAAAAACAAGATGGCTGGGAATGAGTGATTTATCATCAAGTAACCAACGGCAAGTGGAAGTGAATTTGCGTTATTATCCAGTTATTCTATTGAGAATGGCAAAGATTGTTTCATCAGTGAATCTGAAAATTGCGTGTGAGGTTGCAGCTGAGATACTATATAAGGCATTCATCGTTCATTGAAAGATAATCATTTTCAGTTAGAATAATACTGTCTAATAATTTTATATCGAACAATTTCAATATATTTTTAAGGGAGTTAGTCATTTTTATATCCTCATTACTAGGGTTTTTGTTACCGCTTGGGTGATTATGAACGAATATGACACCAGCAGAGAGAGTCTCAATAGCATATTTGGCAATCAATCTTTTGTCAACTGGTGTTCCGCATATTCCTCCTTGAGAGATTTTAGCATACCCGGTTATATTGCAGGCTTTGTTCATCAATATAATGAATGCACTTTCGTAAATAAGAATATCTTCATGATAGAACTTTCTTGCGAAATTAGCAGAGTCTATAGAAGAATAAACTTTGACAACTTCAAAATCTTGTTTTTTTGCTGTTATGCTGTATTCTACTGCTTTCTTTTTCATTGCTCTTATGTATTTAGTTATGCTATTTCGAATTTGTAGTTAGGATTGTTTGCTTTCATCGATTTTATGTTTAAAGATGAGTATATAAGCCTGTCACTTGTGTGAACACTTCTTGCAACTGTTCAGCATAAATATCACTCGAAAAGAAGACCTCTTTGGCCTCGGAAAAAGAAAAAGTCTTTTTGTTTAATTTCGGGGATTTGATGAATCTCATAGAATAAGTATCCTTACCTTCTTCATAAGTAATAATTAATTTATCTGCGCCAGATTTATTTTTGCTCAATTTAATAACCTGCTCTAGGTCACCAGATTCATTCTCCATGTAACCGGTAAATTTTGATCCTGTCATAACTACAAATCTATGTCTGCCAAGTTGTTCGTATAAGGCTAACATTATTTCTTTTATTTGTTCTTCTGAATGTTTCATTACTCTTATTTTACTTGTTAATCAGGATAATAAGATTCAAATTGTTTAGTAAGTAAAGCGAATTGCATACCCTCTGAATAATCTTTAAGATCATTAAAATCATCTTTATTATAGGCTCTTGGCTCCATATCGAAAGATATGTTATCATAGAGCTTACCATTCTTTACGGTGTAAATACACCAGCTTTGAAGCTCCATATTATCATCTACTAAAATGTAATCGCCATTTACCGTAAGCATTTTTTCGATGTCAGAGAAAAATGCTTTAATTTTTGATTTGTCTACAGTACTCATTGCTCTTTGTCTTTTAATTGTTAGTAATGTTGTTTGTTTTAGTATTGTAAAGATACTCATTATCAGAGAGTTAACCAAATATTTACAGCCTTATTTTGCTCATAATCAAGAGTTTAACTTTTGGTAACTTGTATATTGTAATATCAAAAACGCCGACTTTCACAAGCCGGCGTACATAAGAGCAATGAAAACTGCAATTATTCTCAAATAATAAGACAGTTTTCGATACAAAGATAGAGGTTTATAGAGATCATAAAAAGTCTTTTAGTAATTCTTCGTCACTAATAAAATCATAGTCAAATGGGTAAAATGTATTAGCTAGTGCATCCATATAGTCTGGCGAACGTTTGATACGTTTCTTGATTTCTTCTTTCGGTTCAATTATAATTCGTCCATCGCTTTGGAACTTCCAGTGTGTTTCGGTTGCTTCCTCCATGAGTTTGTCACAAGGGGGAATAGCCGCCCCAAAACCGTTCTTAGGATTAAGCCAATCACGTAAAGACCAATAGCAGTAAGCTCGCATATTGGCAAATTCATATTGTCCGGTAAGGTCATGCAAGCCTCTTGCACTCTCGGAATACTTGCAAGAATAAACATTCCTATATCCAAGTTCTTCCAGTCGAGAATATACTCCAGCTCCTTCACCTATTGTATCGATGTATGCTTTGGATTTTTTGTCAGAAAGATATATGATGTGCATTCCTGCGACATGCATGTGATCCGCTTTTCCAGCAGATTGGTGAACTTCAAATTTAGGGACATAGTTTCCGTATCGAGGGCAAAGTACACTTTCATCTCGACCCATACCAGCAACATCAGAACCAATCTTACATGATTTAGACGGTGTAAAACCTTCTTCTTGTAAACGATTCCAATTATCATTTGCAAGCTCTATCCATTCATACGGAATAAGTACATCTTCGGAGACTTTTGGAAACATACCAAGTACCTTGACACGAAAAAGGTCATTAGGTCGGTATAGACCACCTTCCCACTTAAAATCACCTTCTCCTTCATTAAAATCTGCCTTCTGAATGGGAGAACACCAATTTATCACTTTATCTTTTACCCATTCATAATCTACTTGACCGGGAATGACTAATTTCCTTTTGACTACATTCTCTGCATTGAGTGAGTTTAACCGGAATTTCGCAAATCGATTGGATTTCATGGCTCGTGCGGCATAACCCGTAGTTATGTTAGGATTAAACACGATGAGGAAACGGGAATTTCCCTGTAAGTTACCTTCAATAGCATTATATGTTGCTTCTGAAATACCCGATGCTTCAGTAACGACGAACATTGTATTCACAGCGTGGAACCCAGACCATGCTTCAGTATTGTCATCACCAGCCTTAAACCCCGTCAGGAACCATTCTTCATAATTAGTCCTTATTCCGGCAGATAGAAGTCGACCGGGTAAAAATTCTGCATTTCTAAATAGTCGTGAGATTTCAGGCATCATGATGTTATATACCTGCCTTGCTGTTGGTGCAGTCATGGCAATTTTTGTATTCTTGGATAATTTGCCATCTTTCCAACGTGGAGTGAGGTACATAAAACACATAGCAGCACATGCTGCAACGAAGTCCTTACCACGAGCTGTACCTGATGCAACAGCTGTCATAGGATTGTGCTGGACAGAGGATATGATAGATTGCTGCTCGCTGTCTAAACGAACCTTCAAAACATCACGGCAAAACCTATTCCAGTCTTCTATCCATGACTTTAAGTAGCGTATGTCCTTGCGTACATGGCTCATTCCTCATCATCAGGCAATTCTTGCATCAGTTTCTCAAATGGATTGACATTCACGTTTTGCTCAACGCTTTCCACATAGCCACGTTTTTTGCCTTTTGTCTTGAGATGGAATATGATGGCCGTAAGGTTGCCTGCGTTAATCTGTTCAAGTAATTTGCTTTCAGAAAAATCGATTAAACTCTCATCAACATCTGACAGTAGTTGATTCAATTTAGGGTACTTTTTACGCCATGCGGTAAATGTGTTTCGGTCTATGCCGAGAGAAGTACACGTAGATGATATATTACCAGCTTTCTTAGTATAAACCTCAGCGACCTTTTCATACGGGATTTTCTTGTATCGTGCCATATCACAGTTTTTAAATGTTGAATTTGCTTATTTCTATTTGTTTTTAATTATCAGTTAGAACGCACTGTTTACGACCATTCGTATAAAATCATTGTACTCTATGCCATGCTCTTTCATGCACTTAGCCATATATCCATTGGGAGAAAGTCCGGGAATCATATTAATATCTATCACATATGGTACTTGGTTGGACATTCTGAAATCTATCCTAAGGTAATGTTTAGCACCTACCGCTTCAAACACTTTCTTCGCAATTCTGTCAAGTAATTCATCTTTGCAGGCAGATGCACTGAAGCTGTAATTTCGCTTTGTTTCATCCGTTTGTATGCCATCCGTGTTATTGGCATTCGTAAAAGCAGAGTATGTCTTTAAAGAGCTATCTTTCTTTGAGTATATTACAGAAGTGGTTATATCACTCCCGTCAATGTAACGTTCTATCATCGGTTCTATGCCTTGTTTGTGAAGAAATAGACATTTATTTATGACCTGCGACTTAGTAAAGCATATACTGTTTGAATCTATTCCGACGCTATTCTCGCCAAACTTTGGTTTAACGAAATATGCGAAACCTCTTTCCACATCATTGGGACCAACTGTCAGAGGAAACGGAATGCCACATTTGTACAATTCGGATTTAACAGCTTCCTTATCATGAGTAAGATAGTTAGTCTGCGAAGATTCAAGCGTGGACGCAAATCCGATTCTTTCCTGAGCTTTTCTAACATGTTGATTGATGTTCTCGTCTCTTGCCCGAATAAAAGCAATATCCTCTTTCGTGAGAAAAGAGAAATCATCATCCTTATCCGCACAAAATATGTCTATTTTACCATCGGCAAAGGCTTTCTTATAATACTTATACGTGGGAAAGCTGCCGTCTTCCTCTTTACGATTCGCTATTACCCAAATCATTGTCTTTCTGTATTTCGGTTAAACGTTCCTTTGCTAGATCAAGCAGCTTAGAAAAGCATATTGCAGGAGACTTGATGTTGAATTGGTCTCCTATTTCTTTCTGCAACTTAAGCAGCATCTCCTCATTAGGTTCATGGTCTGCAATCAATACGATGTCGCTTTTCTTCGCCTGCTCCCTTATGTCCCCAAACAGACTGTCTAGTGCATCAAACGAGTTTGGGTAAAGGATAATGGAGAAAGTGAAAGTCTCCTTCATCACGGATATATCTATACCGTTCGTATCAACCGGTGTAATTTCGTCAATGTTGATGTGGGCGAACTTCTTGAACTCGATGGTCTGAATTTGTTCAAATAATTTCTTCAAGATATTCCTGTTATCTTCTCCATGTAAGGAGTTATGGGAAAGCTGGATTGCTATAATCTCATCTTTCGTAAGCTCATCTTCATCGCAATAAAGAATGCCTATCTTGGAGTAACGCAGTTTCTTACAAGCCCTCAATCTGTGATGCCCGCTTATCATCACAAATCTTCCGTCTTGTTTTTTGTAACAACACGGGACGCTACTCAATCCGGATTTGCCAATATTATCGCATAGGGCGGCAAAATCCTCTCCAGTCATTTCGTTGGCGTTCATTTCCGCCTCATCTATAAGGCTGATGGCCACCTGATCGTATTTCCATCTATTTTCGTTGCCCATTTTCTAATAGCTTATGGTATTTTTCTATTACTTCCTTATAGCTTGAATACACACCAAGTTGCCCGCTATAAGCAAGATATGATGATGTGCAATGCTCTTTCACTTTTGTATAAACACCCCGATATTTCATACTTACCGGTTTGTGGGTATAAGCACAGCTGATAACCTTCTCCACTAACTTGTGCATAGAGCGGCTCAATATTCTTTGTACTTCTTTTGTTTGTATGCAGTACAAAATAAACTTACTAAGTTTAGGAATTGCATTATTCGTGCAAAAATCAGTAAGTTGAAACAGATCATACCCATTGTGTTGTGGTAACGTGAATCCAAAACCACCCAGCGTGTACTTGCCGTACATGACTACAAAAGGATATGTGGATGAACTTACAGAATCCACTTTCTTGACATACTTCTTCTGCAATCCTTTCAAGTAACCCGGTTTTACCTTCAATATCCTTAGAGCATCCGGGTTATCTATACCCAAATCATCAGGCGGAACTATCTCATCAACGGTATCAATACTGGATGAGTATGAAGTGTTTGACTGACTGTTTATGCAAGGTTTGTTGCAATAAAGATAACGACCAGCCGACCACCTTTCGCCTCCTGAAGAATTGAAGATAGCAACTTTGTGCATATTACTAAGGTATGGACTATTGCTGATGAAGTAAAACCAAGTGTCTTTTGGCAACCTTTCCACCAATTCGTAATAGTCATTCCTTATAACGGGAATGTCCGATTCCATATCACTGTTTTCCCGTATCAGCTTGAACGCCCTCTTTAAGAACTTATCCTTACCATAGTTAAAATAGATGACTTTCTTTCCATCAATTGCTTCTTGAAGAGAGCCTCGATGGTATTCACAGGTAGTAAGCAGCGACATAAGCCTCTCACTTGACTTCTCCGTGTATTCAATGGACTCTTTTGCCTTATACTTTATCGCATCGAGAATAGCATCGTTCCTTGCAGACTGGCTCATACATAACTTCTGCAAGCCCTTTGCATACAGAGCCAACGCAAGCTGCCTTGATGGTGTCTTGTTGTTGAACTGCTCCAGCCATTCCAGACTGTTGTTATACGTCAGCGACATTTTTCCATTGGATAGCAAATACAGCAAATGGCAATATGGGTCTTGACTAAAAATAGACACATCCATTTTATCCATGAAAAACAACTCATAGTTATATAAAAAGCTGTTTACTATGCATACCTCTTTGTGCCCATGTTCTTTCATTGCCTCATATAGAGCCGAAGCCTGTTTGGAATTGAATGCTATCGGTCTTGTTTGAAACGTTTCTATCGCATTGTATGGGTTGCCTTGATAGAGTAGCGGAATAAGCTCCTTAGGTGTTTCGTATTTCAGTCCGGTAACTTTTTTGAACTCCTCATAGGTATGTAGTAATTGAAAGTCATTCAACGTATGATTTATGGCATAATAAAACATTCTATACGTAGAGTAAACGCAATTCATCGCCATATAAAAATCTGTTGTAGCATGATAGGTGCGAAACTCTATAGTCTTAGTCTTAAAATATGATGATATGTTAATTGCGTGACGGATAAAACCTTTCTTTGAATTGTTAGTAAATAATTCTCTTATGTCGTCAAATGTTTTGGATTGCAAAACACCATTATAATATTTTTCAGTAGGAATCGGCATGAGATTGAAAACCATTTCGTCCCATTCTGAGATATTCGCATACTTTTTGATGAACGGATAGCATACATAAAAGAAAAGAAAGATATTTTTTAATTGCTCCACCGACAAATCCCCAGCATAGATATGGACATGTGTATAGACGCTCCATTTGATTACACCTCCTGCATTTACCATAGATTCATATACACTTTTCAATTCGTGCAAATCTTTCAAGCAAAGTCTTAGCGGTGGAGTATTAATTTCGCCACCAAATCTCTTATTACACGTCCCGTCTGTGTTAACAATATCCTCATCCTTACTCCATGAATATCCTGTCGGCAATGACACTTTACTACGGTCAAGATTACACATCTCAATCTCGACACCAAATGTACGTGTTTTTATGTCTGTGCTAATATCCATATCTTGTTTCGCAAAGTTCTTCTATATACTTTTCGCAACCTAATCTCTGGATAGTTCTTCCGTTTTCTCTAAAATCTTCTCCTAAAGCTACACTTGAAATATTGATGAGAGATGTTGTAATGGGAACGTCTACGCCTATTCTTTTGGCAATGCTTTCCAACAGGATAAGACCTTGTGAAACATCTTCCGTGATGTATCTTGAACGCACTGAAGTAGGACTTATCGCCCTATCTTTGGATTCAGAGTATTCGTAAAAACTCTTTATAGGGTCACCGAGAAAACCTCCTGCGACAAAAATATCGATAGGATTACAACCTAATCGTTCTAAAACCTTGCGTTTCTCTTTATCCAAATCCAGCATAACCTTAAAGGTCGCATCATTACCACGGGCGTATGCTTCCCTATACATACAGAAGTTTCCCTTGCTGTATTCTATTCTTGGAATGCTCATTATGGATCCAACGGTATGCAAAACCATATTAGGGTTGAGTAATGCGGATTCCAATACTGAGTATTCGTTGCTGAAACCTTTATATAGTTGACGGATTCTATCCATACACTCCCCTGCTATTTCTTTTTGGAAGATAGACAATGGGCTTCTTGTAAGCCTGCACCCAACCCGGAATACGACTTCTCCGGGGACATCATCTTCTTCTATTCGTCCTTCAAGATATGGGCCAGCAGTTTCCACTATGACTGGCATTGAAGAACAGTGCTTTTTGAAGTAGAAAGATGACATATAACTGCAAATGCAAATTACAATCTGGCTCCCGTTGAGAAACTTGCTTATTCTCTCGATAAGATTTTCGTGATAGGTACTTTGAATTGTCACAATGACGACATCAGCTTTTGTTACTTTGCTAATGTCATGAGATACTTCATTGATTACAGCAGTTCTATAACTACAGTTCTCTTTCAGCAATACACGGTTATTGTTCTGACGGATTTTGTAAAAAACTGATTCTTTCGAGTGGGAGGTTTTAATCAAAGAAACGTCGTGTCCGCCAATAGATAAATCTGCTGCTATGGCTACACCTACATTACCACACCCTAACACTGTAATTTTGATAGGATCATTAGAGTTCTCTTGTCCTTGATTTAAAGGATTTGTTATCGTTTTTTCGTCCATATATTTAAGTTGTATATAACTTCATATACATTTTGTGCTAAGTCTGCCAAGCGTATTCCCGACAGGACTAAACACAAATCCATCATTTTTCAAGCTACTTGCAAGAACACTTATGCAATTCTTCGGCTTCTTTCAGTCGTGTCAGATAGCAATTACTATCACCCCGTAAACTGCACAAGCTTTAATGTTCTTGCTTTTGCTTATCGCTACTATAAGGGTTGAGCGGAAACAGGGAATCGAACCCCACTCTTTGGCTGGAATGCCAACGCTCTGCCGATGAGCTATTTCCGCAATATGGGCAGCCTGCAAACCGTTTATCAGAATTTTCACTGCCCTTCCTTGTACTTTGGTCGTTATTTCTTATCTCTGAGGTTGAAGTGGGATTCAAACCCACGAATAACGGTTTTGCAGACCGTTGCGTTAATCACTTCGCCATTCAACCAAACCAATGCTGTCAAACCACCGCTTGCTTGGCAAATCTGACAGCATCCCATCAAACGCTATTGATGGTTGGAATTATTTTCAAAACAAACTCGCTTGTTCATAATTGGGCTCTTTCTTCTCAACAACTCCAAATTCTGTGATTTCAATACCAGTATTTTCTGTGATCCATTTTGCCAAAATATGGCGATGGCAGAAATCACCCGGTTTTTCGTAGCAACAAAGAGCAACGTCTTTTCCTCCGCTTAACATTTCAATTTGTTTCACGACTTGGTTCGCATCTTGGCTTGCCAATATTCTGTCGTAAAGCTTAAGATACTCTTCTCGAGAACAGGGTCCACTTACCATATAGCGGGTGGGACAAACATTCAACATTTGCGGAATACCAGCTATAAATCTGGGTTTTCCGATTGCTACGCAAATCATATTAACTCCCGCCTCTTTCAGTTTTCGACTATTACCGAAATACGATGTAAAAATCTTCATTTTTTGTTCTTTTTACGGTGTAAATATATAAAAAAGTATATGAAATTCATGCACTTTTAGTGCTAAAATTGTCTAAACTACCACGTTTTTATTATTTCTATGACTTTTTCATATTCTCCAGCGTGTAACAATGACGCTTCGGTGTGGAAATTTATATCAGTTAATCGATATTCTATAAGTAAACAGGTATATTCATCACCAATTTTGCGATGGTTTTGATGTTTCTTGGCAAGTGATTCCAATTCTGTACAAGATAGACAGTAGTGATTCTTGCGATTAAGATTCCGCATCTTATTAACATCTTCTTCTTTCAAATCTTCGTATGTCATGGCTTAATCCTCCTCAAATTCGTCTTCATATACAAAAATATGTTTACCACTTCCACAAATCTCGACTTCCCATTTATGCATGTTCGGCCAATATTCGATTAGAATTATGTTTCTATAGCCTTTATATGGCTCTTTCAATGTTGCTGTTCTCATTGCTCATGATTTATGTGATTTGATACTCGTTTCTTTTAGCTTAGCGAAATAATCAATCCGATCTTTGTCTTCATATCGCAATCGCTGGGAACATCTTTCTATGCTGTCTCTCTGTTCTTTACTAAGCATATCTGCGTGTTTAGTCCATTCGATTGAACCGGCAGGAAGAAACTCAAACTTAGGGAAAAATTTTGTTTCATATGAAAACCTCACTATTCTAGCATATTCCCTCAAATCGTTTGTTTCTGGGTCTGTGGAATTAGGAGTCTCAATTGATTCACATACAATTACCATACAAGGATAGTATAGGAACACGATTTTATTTGCTTTCATCGCTATATATTTTATCCGTTATACGTTGATGTTATTTCTTCTGCACGGAGTTCTTTTCTTAACTCATCGTTCCTATATATTCTCACGGCTACTATTCTAACCGTATCGGATAGGAAACGCCCGCAGTCATTAGCTAGCTTAACTTGTAATTGAATAGCTTTTGCTAAATTTTTAGTACGCTTTCTTATGGTTTTCTTGAATCCGAAAACATAATCTTCGGTATCGATTTCGAACTGATAGGTATCAGAGTGTAATATTAGGTTAAGTTCATATGTCATTTGTTCTATCTCACTCATTGCTCTTTTAGGAATGTTTACATATCTATTACTTAAATCATAGCACGTAAATTCTCATTTACGTATTCAAGTTTAGCATTAGCATCTCTCCATTTGTATCCAGATTGAATAATTGCAGGCATTCCGTCTCTATATCCAAGTCTCGTTCTTATTTTACCAACCTTATTAAGGGTTTTCATTATCTTATTCGCTATCATTATGTTGTGGCTATTACCATCAAAAACTTTCAGAATCCTGCTCGACGAACCATTTGTCATAATCTTATCATTTTCTTTCCAATCAAAATGATGTTCTCTTACACCAATAGTTCCATCGTTCGTAATATAAAACAGATATTTTTTCATTGCTCTTGTTGTTTAAGTTGTTATTTTTGATATATAAAGATATAAATAATATATTGAATACCAATGAGTTACGCCTATTATTCACTCTGATTAAACTTTATTTAACTTATTGATTCTCTGATACTTGGAAAGTAAAATCGACCTGCATTTCTCAATCTCCGCACTGGTATCAATCCCAAGTTGACGATAGAACCCAGCATTGCCTGAAAGGCATTCGTAAGCAATCTTCAATGTCCTGCGTTCTTCTTTGGAGAAACCAACTCGAAAAGTAGAGAATATAGCTAATGCTTCTTTCAAATAGCCGGAGTGGAGTAGGGATATAGCTTTACTTGTTTTGGTTTCCACAAGGGTAAATTTCGATGTCTTCAAAATCATCGTCAGTAAGGGCGATTTCTTCTGTGTTTATCATTTCTTCTACTTTCTCATGAGCGGAATCCATGTTTTCTGCTTCTACCTCCACTACCTTCGAGTAGGTTTCGATTATTCTGAATTTGTATTTCATTCTATATCCCCTTTATTTAGTTTTGAATTTTGCAATCCTGCATGATACCCATCAATCCATATCAACAATTCTGTGGGTTTCAGATACCCGCTTATCCTGTGACATGGAATGCCCCCTTCTATTACTCTATCCCCGGTAAATGATTCGTCGTGTATTACGAACGCATAATACCCATAAGAGAATGACGAAGCGGTTAGATGCATTTGATTAGCATGACAGTACTTTTCTAATTGTTTTAATGCTTCTTTTTGTGTCATAATTGATGATTTATAGATTTTCGTTGATTTTCTTTTCTGTCCGTTTAATGAATCGTTTAATCATATCTTCTAACTCATTCCTTAAATTGTCCTTGTCAAGATATGAGCAGAAAGTTTTCGCATTATCCAATGATTGTAAAATATCGATGACAGCATACGATTTTTATCCGTTAGATTTAACAATGATTATTCGTCACTTATTACCCCCCCCATAATTTTACTGCAAGATCATAATTCTTTTGAGCTTCATTTACTGCTTTTTTGGCATAAGTAAGAGTGTAGGAGTGTTCACGTGGATATTTGCCTGACTTTACACCTTCATGATATTCTTTGGCTTCTTCCAGCTTGTGCGCATAAAAGTCAATACTTTCCGGCATAGATAGGTTGATGGTTGTAGCACGCTTGTCCCAGTATTCGGCTTCTCTTTCATGTTCTGTTGCTTTGTCGCTAAATTCAACGCTTTTACCCATGTTTCTCCAAGCATCCGCTATTGCTTTTCTGTGTCGTCTTTCGCTATGATGTCCTACTTTAATAGGTTCTCCAAGTGAAAGAAAATCTCTGTCCTTATTTGACTTTTCGAAATATTCATGACTTTTTTTATTTGCTGATACAGACCATTCACGTCTACGTTCGGCTCTACGTTTTGCCCATTCTTGTACGTTGAATCCGTCAGCCCTTACAATGGAGTAATAATAGAATCCGTCACGCTCAAATATCAGATTAAAAACGATACTTTCATTCTCTTTTCCATACTTGGTTGTAACTAGAATTTCCTCACCTCTTTCATGCTTTTCTTCGCACTTTGCCAAAAATACGTTTGGCGCAAACTTGTAATATGTGTTCATTGCTCTTATATATTGTGCAAGGCTTTCGCTCTGCTAGTTAAAATTATACTAATACTTCAATCTCTTCAAATTCGCTGATTTCGTCAATATACTCATACTTCTCAATCCCCATTTCTTTAGTAGCAATACCTGTTAAGTCAACATACATACAATATTCGTCAACTTCTACGATATACCACCCATCATTGTATTGTACCTCGCCATCTTCATAGATAGTTTGGATAAGTGTTCTACCGTCTTTCATTACAGAACTTGCAAGCTCATAAGGGTTGCGAATTGTACCATTATCGTAGTCACAGATGTCATTCATTGCTTTCAGTGCTCTGTTGGCAAGTTTTCTTCTTGTATCAAATTTCTCTGTAAAAATATGAGTTGCTTTCATTGCTCTTTGTCTTTTAATTGTTAGTAATATTGATTTGTTTTAGTATTGTAAAGATACTCATTATCAGCGAGTTAACAAAATATTTGAAGCCTTATTTTGCTCATAATCAGGAGCTTAACTTTTGGTAACTTGAAATGAAATATGAATGAAATGGAGTATCACGGACAATAGGTTTAATCTATTGGTTTTTATTAAAGTGACCCGGCTTTTGTTTCCACAGTGATATAGCCGGGCCACCGCTCTTGTTGTTTTGGAAGAGCACGTGTATTTGGTGTATCAATCTCCGCAATAACGCCCGCTTTGGCTTCTGTAATACTCCGTTATCCCTCTTTCCATTTTTGCGTCAAATACAACCGATTCGGGCTTTTGTGCGGGTTCCGACTTTTTCATTAACCGGCGAGCCTCTTTTTCGGCTTTGCGGGCTTCCGCTTTCATCTTAAACCATGCGTTCCTCAAACAAGCACTGAACGACTGGCAGAACTCACGGCCGAGAACCGAGATAGAGCGTTTATACATTACCCATGCCATTTTGAAAAGTTGCGATTTGTTGATTTTCGTTTTCATATCTTTGTTTTAGTTTTATGATATAAAGATACAAGTTATATCTTGTATTTACAATGGTTTGAGCAAGATTTATCTTGTATTTAACTTTATTTATACAAGATATAGCTTGCATATACTAATAAAAAAACGACTTTTGTAACAGAAATAACTTTTAGGGTATGAGAATAAGAGATATTATTGAGCAAAAAGGTATAACTACAAAAGAGTTAGCCGAAAGAATGGGAATTAGCCAAAGTGCATTGAACCAACATATATCAGGGAATCCTTCAATTAAAGTTCTTACTTCAATTGCTTCTAATTTAGGAGTTGATATATGGGAATTGTTTGTATCACCAGAAGAAGTACGCCCCAATATCGATACTACTGTATTGACGTGTCCTAAATGTGGAGCGAAGTTAAAGGTAATTGAGTCAAAAGATTAAGCTATGAACGAGGAAATAACAAAGCTATTACTTCAATGCGACACGTTGAAAGCCCGTTTGTTGGGGCTGCGCCCATTACCACCGGATGCCCTGCAAAAGATAGAGAATGCGTTTGCCATTGAATACACCTATGAAAGCAACCGGATCGAGGGAAATACGCTCACACTGCAAGAAACGGAGTTAGTAGTGAACGAAGGGGTTACTATCGCCGGAAAGTCAATGCGGGAACACCTTGAAGCGATTAACCACGTTGAAGCGATAGACTACATAAAGGACTTTGCAAAGGGAGGTATGGAAATATCGGAGCGCACAATCAAGGAAATACACGCTATTGTGCTACATGGCATAGACAGAGATAATGCCGGACGTTATCGGTGCGTGCCTGTTATGATTTCGGGAAGTACACATGTCCCTCCACAGCCGTATTTGATACAGCCACAAATGGAGGCTTTTATGACGAGGTTTACCGGAATGGAGAAGCAAGGCATTCACCCGGTGCTCATTGCGGCTTATCTTCATGATGAGTTGGTACGAATACACCCGTTTATAGACGGGAACGGGCGCACATCTCGGCTTCTGATGAATCTATACTTACTCCGCAACGGTTATACGCTGGTAAATCTCAAAGGCAGCAACGAGGACAAAATAAGCTATTACAAGGCACTGGAAGCTTCTCATACGGAGAACAATCCGGCAGATTTCCAAAAGGTCGTTATACGGGCTGAAATAGAATCTTTAAGCCGGTATCTCTCGATTGTAGGATAGTATTGTCTGGATTTGAATTAAAGATTATGAATGAAGCAATGATTTCATTTGTAACTCGTTTAAGTTTATTTATTACCTAATCACGACCTAAATTTAAAGTATAAGGAGACAAAAAAGGAGGGCGTTTTGCGTCCTCCTCGTTATGGATCCTGCTTTATATTCTTACCACAAAGCAACCTTTCCGCCTATTCCCAAATCAAGGGTGGCCGTTGTAATTCCCAAAGCTTGGAATACTCTACTCATCGTGGAAAGGGTTATAGAACTTTTACCGCTCTCCAACTTACAAATTTGAGAGCGTTTCACGCCTACTTTTTTGCCTAATTCCTCCTGTGTGAGGTTCTGTTTGAGCCTTTCTGCCTTGATAGCCTCTCCAATGTAATAAGCCTGCAAATCATCTTTGAGTTGAGCTTCCATAGCGTCCCTTTCGGGAGTGCCCACCTTTCCCCATACATCATCTATCAATTTGTCTGCTGGTGTGAAATTCATCTTTGCCATATCTGTTACTTTTTATCATTAAAATATTCTTTCCTTATTCTCTCTGCCTTTTCTATCTCCTTTTTAGGGGTTTTCTGCGTCTTTTTCACTATCCCGTGAGTAACCACTACCAAAGCCCCTTTCTTGGTGTCCCAGAAAGCAAACAGACGGTAACAAATTCCGTTGAAAAGCGTCCGTAACTCCCATATATCAGAGTTTTCCAATTTCTTGAAAACGTCCTTTTCTATTAGACCACTCTGCACTCTACGAATATTATACGCTATCTTCTGCTGTGCCTTGAATGGCTGCTGCCTTACAAAACTGTTCGCCTCATCGCTTAGTATTATGGTTATCGTATGCCCGTCCATATCGTTTCTTGTTATATTTACAAAGATAATAATTTGTTTCCAAATTAGCAAACAATCGTATCTGTTTTTATTCTATTTTAGAAAAATTTCTCTCTCGGCTTGCCGTTCGTCTGGATACTCCACCCGGCATGTAAGCTCGGAGGGGAGATGTTCAGGAAATTGGGATCCGATATATTATAAACATCGGTATCTTTATATTAATGCTTAAAATATTACGTTTCATATCGCCTTAAAATCCAATCGGCCTAAATTGTCATTTATAGACTTAATGATACTTTCCTGTATCAAGGTTCCGCATTGGGTTGTTAGTTGTATAAAGTGATCTGTATCATTATCTGATACAATTCCGTACTTGTTCTTCCAGTTGCAAAAAGAGTTCTCTATATCCCGCAATCCTGCCAACATGATTAATAACTCCCTTGTCTGTCCACTGATGACTGCGTTACGCATGGTATCGACGCTACGATGTTCGATTACTTCTACTGTCTGCTCATCTTGTTTTAATTCGGTTGTTTCCATATAAAAAAAGTTTATTGTTTAACGATGTTCGGAATAGCGGGAATCCTCCCGGACACGTCCGCTACCGGTGGGATAGCTTACTTTCACAAGCGGCTGCCCCGTCTATAATTTAACAAACATATAAAAGCACCCTATTAGGGTAGGGTAACCCCGGAGCGGATAAACCGCCCCTTTGGATTTATAATAACTTTATGGTTATAGCTGATATTATGCCGAGAGTTTGGTATTGAACAATTCAATGACAAACTTTCTGCCTGATTCGGTCCAATACATGTGTTCTCTTGATTTCTGTACTCCGTTATCCATATAAGGATAGGGGACATGTTTGGTAAATCCTTTACTGCGGTATTTGGCTGTGAGGAAGTAAACAGAAGATTGTCTGTATTGAACTCCCCATTCACATAGTAGTTTGTTCAGCTTTATAGCCGATACACCTAAGAATGCCGCTATCATGTTTGTCGTCACAAGTCCTTCACTCGACATGATTTCATCGTAACATTTACCTTTGGGGGCGAGGACCTTTATAGTATCGTCCTTTATGGATATTTCCTCGTCTTTTCTCTCGATGATAATTTGTTTCTGGGCATTTTCAACTTCGAGCTGCTTTAATCGTTCTTCTCTTTTGGCAAGAGTGGCTTGTGCAATGGTTAGCGCACGTGCCATGATTTCTTCTGGTGTGTCTTCTTGCTTGGTGGAAATGTAGCCGCCTGTGGTACGTACTTCGTGAAGGATTTGTTTGACCCCTTTCTTGAATTGTTTGGCTATTGGCTTGCGGCTTTGCATAAGGACTTCGTATAAACCACCTTCGGTTAGGAACCAAACTTGTTGGTTTCCACCGGGGGTCGGAATAATGTTCCGACCCTTTTCATCATCATCTACAGATGCAACCAATTTGTTAAGGCTTGTTTTGTCGTAATCGATGCATTCTGCAATCTCTCTTGCAAGGAACATGGGATTTTCTGCTGTTCCGTAAACTGTGAATTGGTGTCCAAGCAATTCTGTTTGTTTTAGGACTTGAATTTGGGCTGCCATAAACTTGTAGCATTAAGTTGTATGATAGGCAGCAAAAAGCGGCCGCCATATACGCTGCTACAAGTTAATGGACTTCACCTCGAAAGGCTAATCTTTACTTACGTATAGGAGGCCGCCAATATGTAAAAGTATAGGCATAAAAAAAGCCCAACTTTCTATTGAGCAAATTAACCGCTTGCCCTGCGAGATGATTAAGTTCATCAACTTGTAGCATTACAAAAGTATTGAATTTTACGAGGTAATGCTAATTATTGGGTACAAAATTAGAGCATAGAATCTTGAAAGTATATGAATTTCATACATAATTCAATATTATTAACCTTTGAGGGCTATTATACGATTTCCTAAGGCAGTGAATCCTAAGGCGAAATTCCGTTTAATGCAAAATTACAATATTCACAAATAATGAAGTGCACCACCAGAAAACGTAAAAAGAAAGCGATGAAAAATTAATCTCACCGCTTTTTATATGCCTCAAAATAGACGTGTGTAAACAAATGCCAAATTAGAGTTGTACAAACATCAATTCTTTAAATCAAAGGAATTATCCGTATTTTATCGAGCAAGCCACAAACAAGGCCATAGCGCCGAATATGGCACTTGCTACTGCGATTATGGTAGTTATAATCCATTTCCAGTCTATGGGATTGCGTAAGTTAGGATTGGTGGCAAAATAAATTTTTCCATATTTCGTTATGCGGACATCTTCAAGTTCATGCCCCTCGTTCCATAGACCTTTGACAAGACCTAATCTTTCCAGCGAGTCTACGCACGAAATGAATATATGGTGCGGATAAGTGTTTGGGCAGACAATCCCGCTGCTGATTAAACGCAACACTTGCTTCTCCTGTTTTGATAGCTTGATTTGCTTCATGGTTGCCACTATTTATCGTCTTTCCTGAATGGATTGAAATCCGGGTCTTCATCTTCATAAATAATGCCGTCAAGGTACATATTGGTATTGGCTTCATCTTGCCAACGCTCAAACACGGCACGGTCGGCCTCGTCCCAGCCGGTGCGTTCTTCGAGTGTCATAGTAGCACGCTGGGCTTCGATATGCTTGATTACTTCTTTTTCTTGTTTCCTTTCCTCATCAATCTCTTTAATTACTTCCTCGATAGAAGAATAACAGGATTTGGCATAGCAGCATTCTGTACCGCCATAGATAAAAGTAACGGTTTTTTCCGTTTCGCCGATTATTTTATATTTCTTCTTCATTGCTCTACAAGTATTATTCTATAAGTGCCATCTCCTTCTATCCTACGTTTCTTAACCAAGAACTTAGTTCCTTTGTCAAACAGAATTTCATGTTGATTTTCAAGTGTAAATATACCATTAAATTCTGATATTTTGCTGATATTGCGTCCGTTTTTGCTTTGTATCTCAAAGATTACACGCTTGTGACTCTTGGGTATTCCGGCATGTGATATGAACTTCATAGGTGTATCCATGTAAAGGCTGGACGAAATGAAACCCTTATCGGACACTACATCGCCGATATGGTCAAGGAACCGTTCTTGAAGTTTCTTTATGCTCATGGTCTCTCCACGATAAACAACACCTTCATATTTGGGGAGCCTTGATAAGGCTTGACTTATCAGACGGCTTGCCACGTCCACATATTCATCTTCCGTTCCATTGCGTAAACGGCGGTTAATTTCACGACTAGTAGCCCTCTTGTTGCCAGAGGAGATGGCTTGGGTATAGGCATTGACCGCAGCTTGCTGCACTTCGGGAATATGCGGATAGATCTTGTTGTAATACTCTACACGGCTCATAGCAAGATTTGTCCTGCGCTTTCGAACAAAGGTTTTCTCTGTCTTGTTATAAACATTTACCTTAAAGTCCTCACGAATATATTTATCATTATCACGAATAAAATAAGGTGCGCTGTCCCAACTCTTTGCTCGCTGTATATTTTCGTTTATCCACTTTTTGAAAGCGTCCGGTACGTCTTTAACTTCGTTCACGCTTGCTGTCGTGGCTTCACTCCGACCGTCCCATTCCCAAAATTCTTCTTCGGTTTTTAGAATGGGTATCTTGTAACACCGGCAAAGGGGATGCCAACCGGTCCATTGGAAGTCTTTCGGGTACTTCCCAGCTAGTATATCGCAAATGTCTTGGAAAGGCTTTCCGTTGCAAGTATGGTTGTTGCTCAACTTGATTTCATACCCCACCACGAAGTCCATCTGCTGCCAGCGTAGGTTTTCAGCTTGACGGTATGCCATATTGATTTCGGAAGCAGCCAAACGGATAGAACGATACTCGCAATCCATTGCCCGTGATGCTTTTCCGAACCTTTCCTTGTAATCTTTTTGTAGTTGCGGGAAATCGAGCAGATATTTGGAGATTTGCTTGCTTAATGTAATTGCACTCGTACCTTTTTGAATGGCACATGATATGGCTTCTTCAAGTTCCTGTTTATACAGAGTCGATTGATTCCACAACTTATCTGATATGGTAAATCCTTTATCCTTACGTTGCTGAAACGCTTTCAATGCATCATTATTGGGCTGGTATAGGATTTCGTATTTCTCCTTTCCTATGGTTGCGCCATAAGTTTGCAATACTTTGTTGGCAAGAAGATCTTGAACTTCGTTGCTGTTTTTCCATTCTTCAGAAGTTCCACTATATATTACAGATCCGATGTCCTCAACGAACCGTTCTTGTAAGTCTCTTATCCGTTTCCTTGTTTGGGGATAATCCGACCACATAAACGTCCTATCACTATCAATGGTAAAATCGGTAATTCCGACTATTTTAGCCGCCTCTAAATTCAAATCCTCGTATATGGATTCCACAAGCATGACGTACTTGGCGAGCCGTTTATTCAGCTCGCCGTACTTGCGTTTCTGATTTGGAGTTTTTGGCTTTGCCATTGCGTATTATTTATTTTCAACCCTGTCAGGTGCTGGCATTTCCAATAAACGAATAGCTTTAATTGTTTCTTTACCCTCTAGTATTGCTTTACATAAGCGGTGGTATCCATCGGCGATTTGTCCTACATCATCAAGAATAATAGGATATTCAAGAGAACATTGATTCACTCGTTTGCACTGAAATATAAAACTATGAAGTTGATTACACTCAAACGGCTCTGCTGTCAAGTCAATATTCCATAAGGGCATATCAAGTATAGGGTATTCTTTTACTTTTGCAAAGTCATAGAGTGTTTGGGCTGTCCAAATTTTATCTCCACGGTGGTATTCACTTTCAGCGAAAGTCATATTATCAACTGGAACTTTCATTTTACTGTTCTTTCTTGATGTACACTTTGATTTCACCTCTCACATGGATCTCGTCCCCAACCTTGCAGACTGTATATTCAATCAAATCTTTTTGATTGATGGAGTTGATGATTGACTTGCGTATCTCATTCTTGGTTTCACAGACAAGCATTTCAACAGCCTTACGGTTGGACCACCCTTCGTCAACTTTCTTCTTCTTTCGGTAATCCTTGATTTCTTTTTTAGTCAGGACAAGGCAGACGCCAAGCTTCCTTGCTTCGTAGTTATCAACACTTTCAATATTGCTCAATCTTTCTTGTGGATTGATTTTATAAGATAACTTAATGAGCCACATTGATATTCTTTTTCTCATAATGTTTCAGTATTTAAATTGCTGACTCTCCGAATATATTATCGACCCTGCTTTGTGAAGTGATAGTCTCCTCTTGCCGTATCTGTTCCAATGTAGCCTGCGCGTCATTGCTATAACCTGCCTGTTGGATAGATTCAAGCTGAGACATGACTGGTTTTCCTCCATTAAGTTTCAATAAGCGATCTGCTGTGGCATCTTCATCTTGTTGTATGAAGGGGGTAATGATATGTTCAATCTCTATATTATCAATTTCGCTTGCCCATGATGTGTTCATGTGCTTCAAAAATTCTTTGATGACACTTGCCTCACGTTCGAAAAGCTCAATCCATGAGCCGCTTTCGTCTCCAACCTTTAAGTGTGCGTCGGTCAAAAGCATTTGTCTGGCATCGTAACCTATGTTCCCCAAAGACTTCATGTTGTCAAAAGAAACGTCCGGCATCTGCGATTGCATCCAATAGAGTTTAAGCAGGGTTTCCACATGATACTTCAATGCTTCGATAGATTGCGACCATGATACATACGATACGTCTCCATTATATTCCACACGGTAAACTCTACGGCTTTCTCCTTTATCTTCTCCACCTTTTATACCACCGGCTATTTTCAAAATTGGTGCTGAATTATAGGCAATCACGTCGGAGTTACGAGAAAGTGTATATTCCAATTCTTTGCGAATACGAGTTAATCCGTGGTATATAGGAACAGGTCTAAATGCGTATGCACCGGGTATTTTCATTAATCGTATTTGTTCAACAGTACCGACAGGTTCCCAACCTTTACCATTTTGTTTCCATTTATAATGTTTGTCCGATGTGTATGTCTCAAAATAAGTAATTACTTCGTCCTTTACCCTTTTGGTGTATTCAAAGGACATTGCAAGCATATCGTCAAGCTCGTCGATCAATGGATATAGTTTTACTCCCTCCATTGGCGAGTATGTCTTGCATTTTAGCTTATACTTACTATTAAAACCATATAATGTATTGGTCTTTTCTACTACGTACCAAATTGTGAAAATTTCGCATGAGGCGAAATACGCATTTGCACGTTTAATATTTTCTGTATCGATTCGGGCATACTTGTAAATTGTCTCTATAGCCTTTGCTATCTGTTGGCGGACTTCAAATCCTTCTGTGTTGTGGTAGATACGTTTTACAGGAATGGCAAACATGAACTCGGTCATACGCTTTGTAAGCAGCTTTTCAAGGCCAATGTAAATGCGTGATGCTTCTTCTTTTGTCCCGTCTTTGCGTATTTTATCTTTTCGTGTTATAGTATCTTTGGCTATTTCATGGAATGATGGTTCATACGCTTTAATAAGAAATTCCCATGAAGGAACACAAACGGATTTTCTTTTTAAGTCATTGATAATATTATCAACGGGTCGGGCACTGTTTAATATAGCGGTTATTTCGTCCATAGGCTTGTTTCGTATTACTTCATACGATTTTTTTTCAAAAATAGTAAAAGTGAATGAATTTCATATACTTTTAAACTATATTTCACACAGTATGTAGTCTACTGTATTTAGTAGCCGTATTTTATCTAAAATAGGATATGATACATCGTGCGTGATTGAAGATGTACTAAAAGCGACGCTATAACCGTTTTGGATTATTTATCAGATAATTTAGTTCATCTTTATATTTTTGCTCACGAATCTGAGCTTTATCAAACAAGGTTCCAGACCCTCTACAAGGTTTCCATCCCATAATTTATTCTTTTTTACAGAAGATTATCATATTTATTTTTTCACTTTTATCAAAAATCGCAAGCGTAAGTATATTGATTTTTTAGGCTTTCTAAGGCTTTTTCTGTAACAAGGTATGCATAACTGTTGCTGCTTATGCGCTTGATAGAACGTGTCTTTTTGAGAACAACAGGCTTATTGAAGATGATTTCATACCTGTTACCACAGCTCGTTATTCGAAAATCAACACTACGCTTGTATCTATCTAATTCTGTTTCTTTGTATTCACCTTTGGAGACAAAATTAGGATTGGACACAAAGTAGCCTTCTGCTACCAATATACCATTTGAGTTATATACTTTCATAATCGTGTTTTCATGACATTATCAGTAATTTTGTTCCCTGTACTATCAAATACTTCTATAGTTGGTCTACCTCCGTTATCAATAGGAGAAATAGCCTCTGATGTTTCATATAAAGTTTCTCCGTCTGTAACCATTATCTGCTTGTCATCTTCAAAACAAAGTACATCTTCACCTTCCCATGATTTTATTATTTCTAACGCTTCTTTATAACTTTCTGCTTCGATAGAAAACTGGGTACGCTCCCAACATGTTACTTTGCGGTCCTGATAAAAATCAAATGTTTTCATTGCTCTTATGTAATATATCTTATTTTATTTCACTTATTGTAAGTTCTGGATATTCTGCGCCTCTTGCATTTTCCAAAAAAATCATTGTGTTGCAAAAATCAACTGCTTCTTCGTATGTTTCAAACTTAAATGTTACACTTGAACCTTTCTTTGATACTTGGTATTTCATCGTTCTTGTCTTTTAATTGTTAGTAATGTTGTTTGTTTTAGTATTGTAAAGATACTCATTATCAGTGAGTTAACCAAATATTTACAACCTTATTTTGCTCATAATCAGGAGTTTAACTTTTGGTAACTTTGCAGTTCCCATTTATATCCTGCTTCGTCCCATTATAAAATCTCATCATGTTTATTCTTGTATTAATTTTTTGCTTAATATTTTTCTTTTTGAGTTGTTCACCCCACTGATAGGCTTCCTCAATGACACTCTTGCAATGTTTCTTCTCCCAATTCTCGCAGAAAGGATATGACTTGTATATACTCTCAATCATGTTTCAAATAATTTTTTATAACTCATATTTTACTCCTAATTTTCATCAAATATGCTTTCGATTTTTTCGTTCACCCTGTCACATGTATCTCCAAAGGAAATGGCAAAAGATTCGTCGCCTACACGGTCTATGATGGATCGCAGGTCACGGGCGATGTGGTTGAACGCCCGCAGTTCTTCCAGCATAGGAAGGGTAACAGTGCCGTCGTATTTTTTCAGTAGTGAAAGTAAATCGACGGCGGAGGATTCTGCAATGTCCGCCAACACTGGGATTTTTCTCAGGAGGCGATTGCATTTCTCTTTGTCCTCTTTGCTCATGGTGTCGGTGATTGTTTTTGCCGTGACTTGCTCACGGGTTTGCAGTAGCCGGTCGTATTGCCTTCGTAAGTTTTCAAACAGAGCAAATTCACCCCTTCTCAGAGCCTTCTCCATCTTCCGGCTGTACTCCTCTTTCAATATTTCAATGTTCATGATTTACTTGTCTTAAATAATTATTTCAATATCAACTCTCTTGGTTCTTTGTCTTCCCATTTTACTTCTGGGAATAAACTGTCACTTAATACAACAACAATAGTCTTGTTGTCTTTAAATCCCCATGTATATTTACGCTTAAATGGTTTAGTTGAGTACATAAACAATTTTCCACTTTCGTCTCTTGCTATCCACATAACTTATTATTTTTTATTTCGTTTCCAAATAACTTTTTTAAAGAATCCTCTTTCATGTAATTCCAATATACCAATTACTATCCAAGTTATTGGGCTAAGAACTATCAAGAAAAGTGCAACGAATAAATCACCGACAGTGAATTTACCGTCACACCTCATAATATAAATTGTAAGGATTAAAGTCATTATCACACTGAATATGCAGTATATTATAGCCCATGTCATAGTTACTCCTCCAACTCGATTTTAATTGTACATAAATACGATGGCGGACAATTACTTACGGCTTCTTCTCTGTTAGGAAATACGCCAACAGCTAATGTATCTCCATAATTATTTTTGCACAAGTTAACCCACCCCTCTTTCTTTTCAGGGGACATCATAAGGTTAAGATTATTATCATGCTCATCACATACACCATCAATATCATACTGATACGCATTTTCTTCTGTATCACAATTTATAATAGCAACAATTGGAAAGTTTTTATTGTTTAAATCAAAGCAAATAATCCTTGCCTTTCTACCATCTCTCGTGCAGACTGGTTTGCCTGCTTTGGCTGCTTCAAGGTCAAATTCTTTTAAGTTCAATTTCTTTTCTTCCATATCTTCTTTGTTTTGTTTGATTTCTATACTTATTATTTTTTCATGCCAATCATATAATACATAATCATCGCATATAGGTTTATGATTTTTAAAATCTTCATATACCATGAAGTTTTGAACATAAACTTTACCGCCTTTAAAAATTTTGTCGTATATAAAATGTGGCTCTCCGACCTTTTCAAGTTTCTTGAAGATTACAGATTTACTGTCACTTCTATAAGTTCCACTACATTTATCAAGTTCGCAATTACCAACAGCACTAAAAGCACATAATTCAAAAACAGTGGCACAATCATATTGTTTTGGTTGCTCTACGCACTGATACCACTCACCGTTGTACTCAAATATTTCTCCTACTTTTCTTTCCATATCTTACTGTATTTTAATCGTTCAAATTCAATTATCTCTTTATCCCATAGTTTGGCCACGAAATGTTCTAACTGGCAGCCTTTGGATTTTTCCCAACCGGGGCAAAGGCATATCGCATCGCATTCCATAAGAGCCTTTATATCGTTTCCCAGAAGTTCATGATAGGGTTTGTCCAAATCGGGGTTCACGTCGAAGTCTATCGGTGTGACGACACGGTATCCTTTCATTTCGAGGACTCCCGAAACGTATAGTATTTCACTTTCCACTTCATCGAAGTCCCTGCCAGTAATGGGTAGGGAGATGTAGATTTTCTTTTTACTCATAATACAACAATGTTAACTAAACTATTAAAAGAGTTAATTTGATATTTGATAACTAAATATCGAAGTCGATTTGCATCGAACTTGATTCGGAACATTAACACCTCCTTTCCGGCGAACTGTCATTCGCCATCATCTTGTCCATTCTCGTGTGAGAAAGACATTAAGCCCAATGTCCTGTAACTTTGGGCTTTTTTTAGTTGCACTTGACAGGGTGCAACTTATAGCTTGTCGATACAGGTCGGCAGGCAGAACGGAAAGGAGGTGTTAATGTGAAAGATCAAGTTCAAAATGAAAGTGGGAAAATCCGCATATTCTGCCGTTATATCATCAAGAACGGTAAAAAGATTTACCCTAAAAGGTCTAAATACTTTTCGTTCTTGGTGAGCGATAAGAAAAGTGCGTGATTTCGCTTTCTATGGGAATGTACAGGCATTCCCTTTCATCTATACTCCTACTTCTTTTCCTTCCATGATTATATTTCATTTTAAATCGAATATCTTGCTTGAATCCCTAATAGAATCAATAGACATCTTGGCACTCAATTGCTTCATAAATTCAGCAAAATCCATCGCCCTATTCCAACTAGACCATCTATGAGTAATCTCTACTAGTTCAAAAGCATTTAGTAATACCAATTTTTCGTTTTTCTCTCTCAGGTCATTTACAGCGTCCCGTATTCGATTATAAAGATCTCCATGTTCTCTACCGGTCCATACGGTTGTATTTCTTGGCTTGTATAGTTCATCAACCTTTCGTTCGATATGCCTATAATTAACTGTATATGAAGGGAGTTTGTCTTCCTGAATCGCATTATACACATCAATTTCTACCGGTCCATAAGGCACAGCATAGAAATTATCGAATATGTCTAAAAGGTCATCGCCTCCTTCTTCCTTAGGAGCAGCAGCCAAAAACAGCAGTTTCATGGCTGTAAGTTTAGGAAACGGTTTGCCCTTAATCGTTTCATGATTATCCCGCCACTCCTCAAAAAGATGGAGCATATAATCAAATGCCTCTATTTTATCTACTTCCATAATTTCACTTTACCAATTCAAAATCATACACAAATACATAGGGGTTTCTCTCCCATGTGCCTTTACCGCTTATCTTGTCGATTAAGTATGAATAAGCCCCTTGTGGCGTGCAAAAAGGATCTTTTTTTAATGTCGGAATATAATATGCGTCCATAAAATGGGTATCTTCACTGCCGACTTTGCCTTTTATTATTCCCTCTTTCAAACAATCTTCATCTGAAATATCTTGTAACCGTTCAACACGTACATTGGTTATGCGGATTTGGTGGGGCATAAGGCCGGCACGGACAAACATTTTGTTGAAGTATCCGCTTCTTTTAGGCATTATTGGATACCCTTCCTCGTCAAGCTCATAATCAGGAAGATTTCCACAGTCTACATAGCTCTGTGCCACTGCAACACACTCTCCTTTCCTGTATCTTTTGCACGACTTGTCATATTCAGTTCCTGATACAAAATTTATGTAACAGCCTAACAGCTCATTACTAAGACTAAGACCGTAACCATAACCCTTCCAGCAAATTCCGCAATTATCCTGATATGTCGGCTGAGGAGTAATTATCCGCCTTGTCTGAGTCTTTCTACCTTCAAGTACGGCTTGGGTGAGTCCGTATTTATCATTGAACATTATTTTCTTCATATTTCAATCGCCATTAATTAGATAAACTTCTGTAACCTCGTCGTCTCCATATATCTTACCCATAGAATAGACTTCTAAATTATTAAAGAAATCGCCGCTATCTGAAAGATAAAACACTTCGGCTGACTTATCTGGAACTTTCATAAGTTCGTCAATCAATTCTTGTACTGTCATATTCTTTTCTTTTTAAGTCTTTCAACCTCTATTCCTCCTTTCTCATATCTTTTTTATATTTCCAACGAAAAATAAATCTACATTTACCCAATCGTAAGCATATAACCAATCCTTATTCCGCGATTCTTCATGAATCCCTATTATTACATAAGTAGCTATAACTTTCTTTTTTGAGAAAAAAACATTAACAGTAACTCCTCTTTTGGGGACGATATATTTTCCATTGTCATCGTATATCTGTAGATGATCTGTTGTTTTCGCTTCACTTTCTGTCATCATCGCCCTATAATTATACCATTTGTCTTTAATATATAATGGTATACCGTTTTTCTTTGCTTTTATCCATTTTAAAATAAACATCTCTTATTCCTCCTTTATAATTTCTTTCATGAAACAAATCCAGTGTGTATTAGATCGTTTGCCGGATATATGCCCGAATATTGGTCTTTCAGGTGTGAGTTTGAGAACTTCCGACACTTTGATGTCGGTCTCGTTCCATTTGAAAATCAAAAATCCTCCGGGTTTCAGGACTCGAAAACATTCTTTAAATCCCTTTGCCAGCATATCACGCCAATCTGAATACAGATCTCCGTATTTAATTTGTTGGTAGCCTGTTGGCGATGCTTTTTCGTTCAAACGTCCGTACATATCTGCCATCTTTGACTTTCCAGCATTCCTTAATAAGTGAGGCGGATCGAAAACTACCATCGAAAAAGATTTATCCTCATATGGCATATTTGTAAAGTCGGCTTGTATGTCGGGATTTACTTCAAATAATCTACCATCGCATAAATGAGTAGAGACCTTTCGAATGTCTTGAAAAAGAACTCTTTCGTCATGTTTGTCGAAGTAGAACATCTTTCCCCCACAACAGGCATCTAATATCGTTTTTCTCATTGCTCTCCTCCTTTCATAAGTTCTATTTCTCCCATATCTGTATGATTTTTATAATTTATTGAAATAAACTGACTTGTATTCTTTTCAAAACTTTTTCATTTGCGTCGTTATAAAATTGCTTGTTGACCTCAAAGCCGTACGCCTTTCTTCCCAATGAGGCTGCCGCATACAGGGTCGTGCCGCTTCCTGCGCACGGGTCGATGACAACATCTCCCTTGTCCGTGAATATCTCTATCAACCGTTTGAGAAGCGGGACAGGTTTCTGGCAAGGGTGGCATTTGGGCGTGGTGTTGTCCCTCACCCAGTCGAAGCAGTTGAAAATCATTCTCCCGTTGTTGTTGAATTTGGGCAACTTGTCACGATAAAGGATAAGACCGTATTCGCAGTTGCCGACGACCTTCATGTTTGCTTTCAACACTTGCGCCGAGAAGTCCTTGCGGAAAACCAGCGGTATGTAGTGATTTAACCCGTATTTGCGGCCTAACTCTATGAATTTGAACTGTTGTTCGTATTCGCAGAACAGTATCATGCAGGGGGATTTGCCGGCTTCTTTCGGTTCCTTCACGAGCATTTTGGAACAGAAGTGCATGAACTCTGCCGGACGAAACTCGCTGTCGGACGAGAAGAATTGTTTGCCTGCCAATGCGCTCTCGCCGTTCTTGTTGTCTCCGTCAATATACCATGCGGGGTTGCTGGCGTAGGCGTTATTCGCCAAATTATACGGCACATCTGCTATAATCAGCTGCGCTTTTGGCAGCCCATAGACTTTATAATTCTGGAACGAATCGTTGTAAAGCTCTATGTCTTTCATACTTAACTTTCCTTTTTGCTGTATTTGTCGATAATTTCTTGAATCTGATCGGGTGTCGCTTTCTCCTTTTCACGTAGCTCTCTCTCCCGTTCCTTTTCCTCCTGCCGTTTCTTGTCCTCATAGAACCGCAATAGTTTCTCTCTGTCGGCTCTGAACTCTCGAAGAGACCTTGTTATCACCATAGGGTCGAAAACTCCGTAGAACGTCCCGTAAAGACCTTGCTTGAACCGCTGGAAGAATACCATGAACTCGGTAAGTTTGAAATCACCATAGCCGGAGATGATGATACGGGCTATCTCCTCGTATTCCTTTTCCGTCATTCCGTCCTTGCGGACTCCCGAAAACTCGGCGAGGTCGAGAAGCTGTATTTCCAGCCACGACTCGGCGATGTTACTGCCGAACGTCCTCGATACACGGGCTATGCTCGGAGCCTTGCCGATAAAGCATCGTTCGAGACTCTGGCAATAGCGGCCTTGATTGTCGGGGCTAAAAAGGCAGAGCAGATTCTCCCCCGTCTTGTAGGTTGCCAGTATCTCCCGTTGCCAGCTTGGTGGCGATGGCTTCTGCAAACTCTGCATATCGCTCCTTTTTGGTCTTGGAATTAGGTTTTTGATGGATTCCGGATTGCTCATCTCGTGCTCGTTTTAATTCAATTCTTAACCAGTTGGCAAAGTGTTTTTGTGCATCGCTGACGCTTTTTCTTGCAATACCCTCGTTTTGGAGCTTACGGATATATGCCTCGATATAGAGCCTCGATGCGCTCTCGTCGATGTGGTTGTTCATCGATAGCGTTTCTATCCACGTTTGATTTGAGAGTAGTTCTTCACGCAGTTCTGTCAGTGGCTTGTCAACGTCTTTGCCAAAATCTTCTTCTTTTTCTTTGCTTCTCGATAGAGAAGTTTCTTTTAAATCATTATCATTTTCATTATCATTTAAGCCCCCACTGGCTCGTTTGGCCCCCACTGGGTTATTTGGGGTCGAGTGGCTCGTTTGGCTCCCACTGTACTTTGATTTAACCGTTTCAGAGTTTTTGTCATTACCTCCTTTACGCCCGTTGTTCCGGTTTCTCTCGACAATGCCCTGATATTTGAGTTCATCTATCTCGAATTGATTCTTGAAAAACTCAAATGCCATTTCAATGTCCTCCTCTACCGTAACCTCCTCGCCAAGTTGATATTTGAATATTGCTCGAAACAGCCTGCCCAGTTGTTTGTCCGATAATCTCGATATGGGTTTGTAAAATGATTTATAAATCAAAAAGCTGTCTTTCATTTATTCTTAATATTGATAGTTATTCTCTTTTCGTATCATACTTTTCAATTATCATAATTCCTTCTTCTGTTTTATCTCCGTAAACGATATGACAGCCAAACTCATGAACCAATATATCCAAATCTTCTATGGTTTCTATCTCAGTATAGAGATTAAGGGTATTGGTATCTATCATTTCCCTTATAACTGGCAATCTTGACTCAAACAATGAATCTTCTAAACTTCTTAGATAGATGTCCCCTCGTTCAAATACATTCATGTTCGATGTTATTATTTTCACCTTAAAAGTTTTCGACTTATGGGGATCGTCGTTGTAATAAAAACGAGCCGACGATAATTGATTTAAATTAACAGAGACATGATTATCTTCTTGGAATTTTTTTATCCTATCCTGAATATCTATATACTGGTCATTATTGATGAATGACTTGAAAAAAAGATATTCTAAACATAAATTAGATATAACTAATTTTTCTCTGTTTAATTTGTCTTCCGATTCCATATTAAGTTTCAGTAATTGAAAATGCCCACCCGTTCAGGGTCTTGTGCTTGTCAATCTCACCGGTTTTGCATAGCTCGTTTATCTCGGATTTTAGTGACCGGATAACCACCGACTGTATTTCGGTAAAGCTCGCTATGGAGGGCTCCTTGTTATTCTTTTTCTTTTCCTCGATAATGGAGGATATAACTTGCTTGGCTATAATCATGGCTATTTTTGTTTTAACAATTCTGGGTTATGAGAATACAGCCGGCAGGTACTTGTGCCGGTAAACGTTTTTCAGATAGGTTATCATTTGGTCGTAGCTCTTGATAAAGCCCTCGTTGATAAGGTCGGCGACTTTTCTTTCCAGCTCGTACAATTCCCGCTGTTTCTTTTCTTCGCCGTATTGGTTGCGGATATTCCTTTCATGCTCGTTGAACACAATCCAGTTCAACGCTTCGCCTACTTTCTGCATGGCTTGGGGCATGAAGTCTTTCCGAACGATCTTTGAAACAGCCGAGCCTAGTTTGTTGTAGGCATCGCCGGCTTCGTTGCGGTACTTTATCATTTCGTCATAGACGAATTTCAACACCTTAACCTTAAACGACGGGTTAATCCACATTGCAAAATCGATGAACAGTAAGGGCGACATCCAAACAGCCCCTGCCTCTTTGCTCCCGTCTTTGTTGGTTCTCGATTTATTTATTATAAGTATTTGATTTATAGGTTTTTCGGAATTCCGAATTTGATCGTCGTCATTTATAAGAGCTTTTATAAACTCTTTTGTCTTACTGTTTTCGAGATAGTGGTTAACATTTTTCTTGTGGTTGTTGCCTTCGTTCCACTGTTTCAACAATTCGGATGCACAGAAAAATCCGTCTTTGGTACGTTGGGTCACATCTATGTTACCCATTCGCCTTTTCATCAGTTGGTTCGTTTTCATAGCGTATTTTTATTTATTGATTTTTGATTAGATAAATTGCAAATACGAAATCCGTGTAGATTTTCGTTTTCTATGCACCAGCATAACATCTCGTAGGCGGCATCGATAATATCTTCATGTTCGGCAGTGACATAAATGTCTTTATAACAAACCTGTACAAGTAAATCGAATGTGCATTTTATCATTAAAGGGCTTGCATACTCATCAATCATTTGTCTGGGCAACAAATCCAAAATATCCTGCAAAGTGAATGTGGGTGCGGTTTCTGCCTCCATATTGTCAAATTTGTTTGGGACAATACCAAAAGCTAAACTCCAACAATTTTCCACCTCTTTCCCGTCAATTTTGGTAACTTTAACCCAACATGCACTTGCACAGTTTGTATTTAATCCAAGTTCTTGCAAGTGCTTCATCTGCTTTATTGATAATACTTGTGTACTCATAATACTGATTTACATTCCACAATAAGGTTTGTTTATTTTAGATTCAACGACTTTGTATTTAATGGGCAATCCGGAGCAGGTGATAGCGAGCAGGGCAGAGTCCCTTTCTTCTTGGTTGCTGCGGGGTCTGTTAAACTCTATCCCGCTCATCTGGCACAACCGCTTCAATTCTTCATGGGTGATCTTGCCGGCTTTCCCTTGCCAGCACTTGCGCAACGGGGATTGCTCCATGACTTGTATTCCGTAATGACTCAGCATTTCGACTATCTTGCGACCGGTCTCTTGGTTGCGACCTACATGCTCGCCTTTCTTGGCTGCGCTCGCCCGTGTGTCTTTCGGTGACAAATGCCAGTTGGATTTGTTCTTCCAACCTGCCTCGACATATACCACGGTGGCATGGCCGAGTTCCGCACCTTCGAATGCCACCGAACGGACGATTTCCAACAACTCCGGGAACGGGTGGCTGTTAACCGTCAGCTTCATGTCGTACAGTCCCAATATGGCAAGTCCGCTGCGCTCCACGTCGGGGTCTATCCCTATCACTACATCATATTTTATTTTTCTATTGTATGTGGCTTGTTCTTCCATTATATTGTATCTTTCTCTTTTTGTTCGGCAGGCGGGACTCGAACCCGCAACTGTATATTCGCTCCTTATACTCGACTTATACCGCTCTCCCGTTTGAACCACTGCCGATACCACCTAAAACACTTATGGCTTATTTCTCCCCGCAGTTCCTTCCTCCGTATGTTGCTCGACCACGTACCCGGATCGGCTTGCGGGGAATGTCTCACATTATGCTCCTATATCAGGTCTATGATTTTGGTTTTCACAATTCCGTCCAACCTCATGTCTTTAAGGCCTTGTCTCATGTGTTCTTGCATGAGGCGGTTGGCTTCGGTGATGTCTTTGGCGCAAACGAGGTTGTAGTACTTCGTTTCCTTTTCATTACCGTTGTCATCGATGAATATGTCTATCAACGTGGCCTTGTAGAAGGGCTTGCCTTCTTCCTTCTCGTTGACTATCTCTATAACTTTTGAACGTGTGATTGAGAACACATCGCAATCATCGTATTGTTCAACGCCTTTTGCTTCGGCCTCGGCGAAATACTCCACGTTGGTGATGTAGTGCTCGATGACTTCTTTCACTTCACCCTTGATATTCTCCTTGTTGACTTTCAGTTTGATTTCGTATAGCATCGCTTTTATTTTTTATCGGTTAAAAACTTCTTTGAACTTCTCGTCGAGAGCATTCAATATTCTCATTCGCTCAGCCGCTCTACCTTGATTATCAGTAGTGTAAATTCTCATTAACAATTGCTCTCGTGATCCATAAAAACAGCCACATGTATAAAATGGAGCAACATTGGGATAGTTGTGTTTATACCAGATATGAGTAGTACCTTGTACTGACACATAGGTATCTTTTACCATAAATTGAAGTTCTTCCGCTTCGTAACCGGGCATGTTTGGGTTTCTTGCCGCATAACGGCGGACATCACAGTCGCTATCCTTTGCCAACTCCGTGAGCACATCGACGGGAGTGTTGGGATTCCCTGCCGCATAACGGCGGACATCACAGTCGCTATCCTTTGCCAACTCCGTGAGCACATCGACGGGAGTGTTGGGATTCC